TCAACAAAATCTTTCTTCTCGGTAACCTCGGTGCCGATCCTGAACTTCAATCTGGCAAAAGCGGCAACTCTTACTGTCGCTTTTCCGTAGCAACCACGTCTGTTTCGCGTGGGGAAAAGAAAACAGAATGGCATCGCTGCACTGCTTTCGGTAAAACAGGTGAAGCTCTCGCCAAATACTGCACTAAAGGGCAAACCGTCTTCGTTGAAGGTCGTGTTGAGACACAAAAGTACACAGATAAGAACGGTCAAGACCGCTCAAGCACTATGATTGTTGCCTTTACTGTCCAGTTTCTTGCTAAAAACAGTAAACAATCAACATCAGCCAAAGGCTCCTACTCTAAACCAAAAGTCTCGTATGAGCCAGAAGCTGTCGTTGTTAACGATGACTGGGATGAAGAAGTCCCGTTCTAAGGAGAACACATGCCAACCGCAAAGAAACCCAAAGCACCCGCTAAGAAAACAGCTACCAAGGCTAAAGCAGCACCAAAAGCTAAGGCCAAAGCTAAAGTTAAGGCTAAGGCTCCTGTAAAGCCAAAGGCTAAAGCTGCTCCTAAGAAGAAGGAGAAGTCTCCAGCTTGGAGAACAATCCATTCCTCAGAGAATGACACTTGGCGTACTCCAAAGCCGCTGTTTGATCGGCTCCATCGTGAGTTTGAGTTCGAACTCGATGCTGCTGCTCTAAAACACACCGCTCTTCTCGATAGCTACTATGGTCCTGACCATCTCGATGTTGGTCGTACTGATGCACTCGCTCTACAAGACTGGGAAGGACAAAGCATCTTCGTCAATCCTCCTTACGGACGAAAGGTCGGTGATTGGGTCAAGAAAGGCTGGGAAGAATCCCTCAAGGGTAAAACGGTTGTCATGCTCGTCATGGCTTGCACCGATACCATTTGGTGGCACAACTGGGCTTGGCAAGCTGACCAGATTCGTCTCATGAAAGGACGTGTCCCTTTTCGACGTGAAGATGGCTCTAAAGCATCCAGCGCACCGAAAGGTTCAGCAATCCTTGTGTTCAGGCAACACAATAAAGGAAACAACAAGAAGTTCATCTCTTGGCTCTTTGACCGATACGATGACTGAGCAAAAGGCCGGACAATGTGAAATCGATGGCTGTAAACGGTCGTCCGCTCTCGTTGTAGAGAGAAATGGTACATGGCAAGCCGTCTGCAACTTTCATGCTGCACCAAAGCATTGGAAGCTTAAGGAGGACTTTGATGTCGTCCCTACGCTATTTGAGACAAACAGTGACGAAGAGTGACGCTTCTGTGCGTTATCATTGAGACACTATGAGCGATAAACAACCAAAGATATTTACGTTTACTCTTCGTCTCGCTGTCGAATCTTACAATGTCGAAGATGCTTTCATGCTTGTGATGGATGAAATCCAAAACAATCCAGAGAGCGTCATCAGTGATGTTGTCTACGATTCCACCGATTCAATAGCGACCTTCTGTCCCTTCTATATGGATGACTTGGGACTAGGTGAAGAGAAAGAGGTCCTTTGGACCGAACAGTGCGGTAAAGACTGAACTGCGCACAACTTATATGGGAAAAAAAGGGGAACAAATGAGCGCAAGAGAACAAGCAGAAGAGATTTTCGCCGCTGAAGGCTTCTTCCTCCAAGAGAGAGAAGATGGGACTTTCGCATTCTTTGATGAAGAGGATGAGCTTGTCGCACTTGGTAAAAGCGTCCTTGAAGCCTTTCAAGCACTTGAGGTAAGCCTTGAACTGCGTCTCTGTAACGCAACGTGTGCTTGGCTCGATTCCGCAGTGCCTGAAGAAGGCTTTCAAGCCTAATGGGCAACTTTACCAAAACAGCAGCAAAGACTGTCTCTAATGTCTCTGACATTGACAATACGCTGCTACAGCAACTCCACAACATGCTCAACCTCGTCAAGAATGACAAGACAGACAGAGTGATCGTTGAGCTTAGGGTCAAGCGAGTGATTGATGATGAAGAAGCGCCTGAAGATTCGCAAGTGGGCTAAAGAGTTTTCCAACTCTCGCACTCGTCATGACCGTCCATACGTTGATTGGGTATGTGCTGACCATCATGATGTCATTCACGACTACTTAGATAAGCTTGAGGAGAAGGCTGGAAGCAAAAGCTTCGTCTCTTTGCTCGGTATGTGGCCTGACGCTAAGCTTGCAAAGCAATTCGGCCTTGAGGTGAACGAGGTAGTCACAGCACGCCGAATCATCACTGCACCACCAATGACGTTGTCTAAAGAGCGCCATGTAGAGAAGATTATCGGCCCTTTGGTGCGCTCGGTGGCTAAACACGGCGATCCTCTCAACGCTTACGACCTTAGACGTTGGGCTTCTGGACTTAGGCCGAGACAAGCTAAACGATGCCGCTGGCGTTCAATCGGTGTTGCCTGGTGGCAAATATCGCCTAATGACCCGTTAGATCCACGCGATTCCAATCGCCTACAAGGCAGAAACTGCTCTACCTGTCGCTATTGGAGAGGTATGGATAACCTTATGGATAAGTCCAATAAAACGCACACAGGCGCTTGGTGTGTGAGTAGAGATAGTGTCCGCAACGTGATTGGGCGCGATTGGCTCGTAAAGCATGGTGGAACAGTCGGTAGGATGGCTCATCCATGGCACACCAACTGTCCTGCTTGGGGTCCACCTGATTTCGTGCTTAGAAGGCGACTACAGAAGCCTAAGATCAACAAGAGCCGTAGCCTTACCTGGATTTCGACCATTACACGTGCTCACTTCTCTCCTAAGCCTCTTCCTATACTGGATGGTGGCCTCAAGCTGGTAAAGATGCCTGAGTGGCTTGAGCTTATGCGTGCCATGCGCAATACCCCATAAGTCTCGCACTTTACCTGCGTCTCCGTAGGATACCCCCCCCCTACGCCACGGCCTCCACATTTTTTCACCCTCATGGGCCACCAGGGGGGGGTGTGGGCGTGCCAAGAGCGGATCACCCGCCAGGGGAGGGCCGGGGGGCGGGGACCGGGGGATCACGGCCACGGCCACCGGCCACCAGGGGGAAGGGGGAAGGGGTGACCACCAGGGGGACGGCCACAAGGACCAGCGCCACCAGGGCCACCAGGGGAAGGGCCACCAGGGGAAGCGGTGACACGGTGACAAGGGCCACCAGGAAAGAGACCACCACCACCACCACCACCACGATCACCCGATCCAACAGTGGAACGGGGGCGGGGGTAGGGAGGGGAGTAGGAACCGCGATCCGCAATAACGGAGCAACGGCCCATGAAACAAAGCGCCCTGTCTTTACGCACCTCGCCCGTTGCCGGGGGGACCCGGCGGGGAGAGCAGCAAAGGCAAGAGAGTATTTCATACAACCCCTGTAATTGCTTCCCCCACTGTAGGCAACCCGAATACACCAGAAAAAAAAGATTCGTTGTACGGAGAGCCTGTCCACAATAAAAAACAGGAATAATTGAAAATAAATTTGCTCTATTTTCTCAATGATTTCAAGGGTTTGAAAATAGGCATGCTCGCAGTACAGCGATTCGACGGTGTAAGCAGACCGGCTACTTAGGGTTTGTTGAAACGGAACATCCCAATCAACAACGCTCTTTTCAATCCTTTCATGATCTCACCCAAGTCGCCGCCCCGATCCCCCAGTGGGGGGAAGCAGGCATGACGATAGCCGTAAGGCGGTACCCCTTTCTATAAGGCGTGCTTTGGAACGGACCCCAGGATCGGGGGGCTCAGCTAAACGCTGGCAAACCGATGCAAGGATAGTGCTCTTTGACATTCAAAAACTGTGAGGCACCCTGGCTTTTATTAGTCGGGACCCAAGCAACCCAAGCAATTTAGGCGCTTACTCTATCGCTATCAGGTGATAGAACCTCTGACCCCTTTCACGGAATACGTGTCGGGATAGGTAGGGCGAACGATTCACGGGGCGCGGCGGGTCCTGCGTTTAGAGAGGGACCGGATAGCAGCGAGTAGATATAGAAACCGTACACAGTCAAGCCGGACCTCGATCCCCCGTCAAAGGGAGCGTGATAGCCGGATAAGGAAAGCTTTGGATTGACCGTCGAGTAGATAAGGTGGGTGCCTGCACGGGGCCCCGCGCGAATGAAAGACGATCTGACCCCCAAGGTGCAAGGCGAGCGAAAGCCACGACCCACGACCCTTAGACAGTGTGACGGCGAACGAACAAAGCGACCCTAAACAGGGCGGCGGCACCCAAGATCATAGCGATCACGGTATCGCCTGGCACCCTATACCCCCACGGTGGGGACGCTTTGCGGCAATGAGGCAACCTTCAGGCCCCCTTTCGGGGGGGTTCTGACGGGCCTAATCAGTACACGGGCATCCCGCTTGTGTATTGATCCGGCCTGACCGCCAACAAACCCTGACAAAGGACCGACACCATGCCTAACTTCATCAAATGCATCCACGTGACACAGCTAAACGGTAGCTTCCACCTGGTCAATGCCGATACCCACACGGGAACCGGGGACTTTTTCCGCACTGACAAAGCAGCGGTCAACTTCCTACAGAGCGAGGGCTTCACATGGGACCCCGCAACAGACGAATTCACCCGCAGCTAAACCACAACCCGCCTAAGTTATCCACAAGGTATCCATAGGCTTATCCATAACCAATCCCTAAGTTATCCATAGACTTATCCATAGGAGGATCCATGTCTAACCCCGATCAAGTCCGCGCAATTGTAAGCGCACTCCCCGTAGCTACCAGCCCCAAGCAAGCAAAGAAAGCCGTGCGTGGAGCATTCCGCGAGGGCTACGGTGCCGACTGGTGGCGAAGCGACCGCACCAAAGGTGTATACAATCGAGTCCTTGCGGCGTATATCGCACGCAACAAGTAGGCAGGGTGGGATTAGGCCCTGTGCGTCCACTGCTCCGAAGGGGGTAGTGGGGTTCCCCAAGTGTTTGAGGAATGCATGACGCCACCCGAGGGTGTGGCCCGTGTAACCCACCGGGACCCTTGAGACCTGGGCACGTCTGCACTGAGGCAATGACGCCTCGACAACCTAAACTGCCCACGCCATTGGAGGCAACTAATGGAAAAAGTCATTGTAATAATTGCAGGCTACTACTGGGCAAGCGCCCTGGCCAACACACTGGTAGGTTACTAATGGAACCTCTGGTATTTCATAAGGACCTGTTCATCTACCTGGTCACCCGCACGGACTCGGGAGGCTATGACTCCTACGATTCATTCGTGGTCGTTGCGTCCAGTGAACGCGCCGCACGCCACACCTATCCGAACCGAGGAGTAGACGATTGGAAGTGGGACCACGCCCGTGAATTGTGGGTAGACATCCGAGACGGCGACACGATTTACGACGGCCACGCATGGGTCGATGACCCCCAAACCTTGACGGTCACACGGGTTGGAAGCGCTGACCCTTCGTCTGTTTGGCTGACTGCCCAACACACCGCCGTCATCTGCGCGAGCTTCAACGCTGGCTGAACCACTAACCCTAACCCATTGGAGGCAACCCATGGCAATCGCACTAACCGTGCTCTATACACTGACGCTACCCCTAACCCTCACCTGAGCTTTAGTCTCTATTGATCCAAGGATCTATATATGTATAACAACAAGCATCATATATAGATCCTTTATTGAATAGAGTAAATAGGATCTAATAGGATCCGCAACAAGAGGCAACCAATGAAAGCATACACCAACCCCGTCACCGGGTGGACCGCGACCTATCACTGCAAGGTGTGCTGTCTTCCCTACCCTATCCAAGTCACCCGACAACCCCGGCTCGCGTGCTCCGACTGCGGACACAAGAGCTTCACCCGAGTAAAACCAACGAGGCAACCATGATCACTATCATTTCACAACACGGCAAATGGGAAGCAATTCTCAACGGCAAGAACCTTGGCGGTCGCTTTGCGACACGTCGACGCGCAGAGCTTGAGGCTCGACTGACCTGGGGTAACCTTCCTTTCACCTATGTGATTGAAGGCAACCAATGAGACGCTACGCCCAATCCCTGCTCGGGCTGGCGGCCTTCTGGCTGCTCGCCATCATCCTATTCTCAATCTAACCACCAACCGACGAGGCAACCATGAGTAATACCCAACCGAACCCACCTATCCCCCAAGAGATCCAGCAAGTAGCAGGAGCATGGAGGGCCAACGCCAAGGAGGCGGGCATGCCAGACGATGCCTGCTACGTCAGCTATGACGCGAACGAAGAGAGGCGAGTCAAGGAGTTCTACATCGACCCATGGGGGTCCCCCGACTACCGCTACAAGTCCATTGAAGGACCGGCGTGGGAGATGGCCTGCAACTACGAGCGAGGCCCCATCCTCTTCTGGTTCCCCGAGCAAGATATCTGGCTGCTGATGTACCAGTATGCAGAAGGCTGCGAGCGCATGAAGGGCGGCCACTCGGAGGCAGTGGCCACCGCAGAGATTGTTTACACTGGATGATCTCAACCCGCCTACAGGTCACTGGCAAGAAGAAACGAGCGACCCTCGGGGGTGCAATGCCCCCACCACTTTCAACAACAACGAGGCAACCAATGAGATTCAAAGTAGACATCAACGACGGCGAGGTAACGCTCGACATGAAACCAGGGGACACCATCGAGCATGGATGGTGGGAGCCCACCGACGAGGGCTATAGTGGAGGCACCGTCACCTTTGAGGCCCACGAAGAGGGCATCTTCCGCACGGTATACGACCACGGTAGAGACTGCGACGGCAGCATATCATCCTTGCGCAAGGACTTCTGCCCTTGGGATGAACTGAAAGCATACGACGGGCGGCGCAAGCAACTTGGCTATGCCGACGTTGTCGAGGACGGCGTCACCTATCACGAGATGCAGTACGAACCCGACCCCGGCTGGCCTAACTGGCAAGAGCACGAACGCTCCCGGCACTACGATCAATACGCTCAAGCAATGAACTACTAACCAAACGAGGCAACAACACCATGAAAAAACCTAACTACAACCATGATCTCCACAAGATCTTTGAGCCCGGTGAACCTGGATCCCACGGATACAAAATCGGTGAGAGGCTGCGCAATATCGGAGCAAAAGAGACAACGTGGACGGTGGTTCAAATCTTCTGCCCGGATAGGCCGGAAAGCCTGGGCGAGATTCGCATTGTCAATGACCAGACTAACTACAAAAAGTATGTAGAGACACACACCCTGGACCTTTACTGGGTCCGAGTACCGGAAGAGGCAGCCCCCGTGAAGACCTGGACACCCGAGGCGGGCTGGGTTGTATCATGACAACCGAGGAGCTTTTAGAATGCATTCGCGAAGCAATGCCGCACGTGTACCGACAACAGGGACACGGCAAGCATGAACAGGACCGGGCCGACGCCGAAGCATGGTGGGAAAAATGGAAAGAGATCCGGCACCTTGCAACAACCCATGACATATCGTGACAACAACCAAAGTGTAGCCATGCTACATACATAACGAGGCAACCGTGATGAATATTCAATATGAAGAGTGCGCATGCTGCTATTCTCTACTTCCAGATGACGCCATCTTTGACGGCTTATGCGAGGGCTGCGCTCAGATGTTCCCAGACTACCCGACCCAGGATAAGGTCGAGACTGATGCAGTTCAAAAACTGCTATCGGATATCGTCAAGGCGGACGAAGACGCCGCAAAAAACGAGGACTATCTAAATGACCGTGACCTGTCTCGCATGCTGCTAAGGCTCGCAAATCAGGCGCGAGAAATACTGTCAGCAACAGCCGCCGGTCGTTCCACCGGCTACCAGAACTGTAGCGAAGGCATAGCATCGACAGCGGCCACTGTTGATGCGGGGCACAGCGAAATGGATGGTGGATATATGAAGTAGCGCATAGTGCCGACCGGGGCGGGGGCTTGTATTGCCGCCCCAATTTGAGGACTATAACCCTAACCGAACCAACAAAGGAGGCAACCAATGGATGACTACACAGCAGCACGATTCGCTCAGGCTTACGAGCAACCATGGCCCGAGGACCACCCACGGTGTGAGTACTGCGGCGAGCACTTGACTGATGACGAGCAAGACCACGAAGGACCGAACGAACTGTGCAGCGAACACCGCACTGATGACCAACAGACAGAACAACAACAACCAACCCTAACGGAGGCAACCAATGGGTAAATCAACAACAAAGAAATGGGACCCCTACACACACATCACCGACCTTGTGATCGAAGGACTTGAGAAGGGCGTCGGCCCTTGGTCTAAGCCATGGCGACTGAAGCCGGGGATGTCCGATGGACTCAACGGTCTACTACCATTCAACCCCTGCACCAAGTCAGGCGGTCGAGTGTACAACGGCAACAACTCCTGGCTGCTGGCCATCCGTGGCCTGCACTTTGGATGGACCGACCCTCGGTTCTGCACCTTCAAGCAGGCAAAGGCGCGAGGCTGGCAGGTCAAGGACGGACAGAGCGGTGCCAAGGATGGGCCGGGTCCATCGCATGTGTACTTCTTCATCGTGAAGAGCTACCCGAAGCTGAGTACGCTGACCGGCGAGCCCTTGGTTGACAGCAACGGCAAGCCAATCATGTGGACATCATTCAAGCCGAAGGTGTACCGAGTGTGGAACTTCGAGCAACTCGATGGACCCGAGGCATGGGTGACCGAAGAGGAAGAGGTGACTGAGGAGGTGACCGAGGAGGAGACCCCTGCACTCAAGCATGACCTCGCATGGGAAGTCATCGAGGCATGGCGACAGGTGGTGCCTACCAAGTTTGGTGGAGGGCGAGCATTCTATGTGCCTTCCGCTGACCGCATCCAACTGCCAGAGTACGAGGCGTTCGACTCCGAGGAGGACGCGCTGTCCACCGAGTTCCATGAGGACATCCACTCCACGGGGCATGAGTCCCGAGAGGAGCGAGACTTCTCAGGACGATTCGGCAACGAGGCATACGCCTTTGAGGAGTTGGTAGCAGAGCTTGGGTCTGCGAACCTCATGGCTGCGACCGGCGTAGTCGGTCCCGGCATTGTCCGAGAGGACCACGTCCAGTACCTACAAAGCTGGATCAAGGTGCTCAAGAAAGACAACAGGGCGCTGTTCACGGCGAGCAAGCAGGCCCGCCAAGCAACCGAACGCATCCTAAAGAACCATGAACAATCCGTGTCGGCGGTCAGGGAGACAACGGAGAAGGCTGCGTAAGCAGTCGCAACGGGGTGAGGGTAGGGACATACCCTGCTCTCATCCCAACCCTGGCTCAGAACGAAACACACGCCCAGCAATAGCCTTCTTGGGCCGACGTTGGAAGCAACTATCAAAAGGTCGGCTGTTATCAGCAGAGAAAGGCGAACCTCGTGATGAAGGATGCGAGGATGAGCGAGCCGGTGGCCAAGGTTCGTGAATCGAAAACCCCACCACGGCATCGGTGCAAGATAGTGACAAGGCACTGCACAGACCCTGCCGGGGGTTCCTTCCCCCCCAACACAACACACGCCCAGCAATGGGCACTGGAGGCAACCATGACCGATACCTTTCCCATCCTGCTAACCGGGGAGAACCTTCCCACCCTACACCGAGAATACTATGATGACTCGCTTGGTAGGAGGGTCAATCTCGACAACCCCGACTGGTCTAAATCAACCCGCGCTGACCTTGAGCGAGTCCTCGTAGAGACTGGGGCGTGGGAACAATCCGAGGCCGCTGAGTACTCGCTTCCTCGACTGCATGGCATCTGCCTCTGGTTGCTGGAAGGCCGATACGACGAAGAAGGAGGTGAGTGATGCCATTCCCCCTCATTCTAAAGCAACCCAAGCAAGTCAAACTTTGGCTCCCGCGCGTATAAGATCTAATAACAACAACACCATAGAGGCAACTAATGAAAAACTATACACTATACATTGCAGAGATTGACAACCTACCGGAGGACGCCACAATCGACGAACTGGCGTTTCTTTACTACAAACGCCACCAAGATACACCGGGCGCTGTTCACATGTTCCAAGTCAAGGCGACAGGCATGGAGGAAGCAACGGAGCGCTTGCGTGGTCAAGCATTCAACAAAGGCTGGTCTATTCATAACACCCTTTCAATCGTGGTTGACGGGGCAGGCCTGAGATACCGCGACTGGATTGAGATGAACTTTGACGAGGCGAACAACGAGTTGTTCAAAGCCAAGGACGAAGCAGCCAAGTGGGCGACTGCTTTGCATAAACTAAACCAAACAGGAGGCAACCAATGAGATACGAAATGTTCTACACCGTCACGATACAGAGAGGCGGCTGCGTAGAGGTAGAGGCAAGCAACCCCGAGGAGGCTAAGGCAATCGCCATGGCCTTCCTCACAGAATCAGATGAGTCCAGCGTCACCCGCTCTTGGCCTGACTGCGTGGACATGGACGATCCCAAGTACGTTCTTGATGAACCCACAACGAAGAGAGTGATGGATGCAATGCTCGAAGGATGCCTATGATGAGGCTGGCAGTAATGAGTTGGCTTTGCGCCTTTGCCTGGGCCGTCATGCAAATGCATGTATGGCTCCGGTGATGGCCAAGCCATCAGCACTGGAGCTAATCGTTGCAAGGGCCCTTGAACATTGGTTGAGGAAACCAAGAATGTCCCAACCTAAAACCAAGAACGTCCCAAAAGATAAGCGTAAACCATTGAAATGATTAGCGTCTGGTTTTGCAAATGTCCCAAGCCATTGTGTGAAATGTCCCAAGTGTCCCAAGGTTGAAGGCCTAAGCATCTGGAATCACTGTGTTCCATTCGGGCAAATGTCCCAGCCTGACATTCAAAGTTCCCTTCTCCCCCAGACCCCCTCTACCCTCAAATACTTCTAATTGGTATAGATATACACTAGTAGGTATATGAATCTAATAAAAGATAATTGGATCTAATAAGATCTCAGCGACCTGTCAACCAACCAAAGGACCACACCATGAAAACCATAGAACAATTAGAGGACATGCTTGAAGCGAGTATCTCAACCAGGGATTACCGAGCCGAGCACGGTAGCGACGAAAAATACTTTGAAGCCGTTGAGGAGACTGCCAGACTTCAAGCCCTACTCGACGCGAGGCGCAACCTTGACGCCATTCGCAATAGAACCAACAACTAAAGGACCCAAGACTATGCCAACCCAAGCACGCATAGAGAAAGAGCTAATCGCCCTAATAGAAAGCAACCCCTTACTTTTGGAGGAAGCCAAGGAACTACTCGGCAAACTACCAATGTCGAACGACTGGGCCTTGCTCTCCTACGGGGAAGAGGTTGTCGACTACCTCGTCTATACCGAGGGAGCAGAGGTAAACAACCAAGACTTTCTATTCACCCAACCAACTCAACAACAAAGAGAGGAAACCCCATGAGAACATTCAACAACCGACAGATGAGCGCAGCTTTCCAGAAGCTGGGCTTCCGTAAATCCGAATATCAACTGACCCGGATGGGCATAAGCTACAAGCACCCATGGTCCAAGGCCCTGTTCACATTCGCTAAGGCCGAGAACGGCGGTATCACTTGCTCCGCTCCCGGCGAGGATAAGCTGTGGAGCTTCCCCCTCGGACTAACTCAAGAGAAGTTCGAGGCGTTCGAACAGGCTGGCGTTCGATTCCCTTGGGTAGAGGACAGCAATGCTGACCAGATAGGAGTGCGCGAAGTCCTGCTATGCATAGCCCGAGGCTTTGGCGAGATGCTCGAAGAGGAAGTGGACTGCGACGAGTGTGGCGAGGTGGAGTATCGGGCCCACATGGTCCAAGGACCCAACGGGCTTTTGATACATGAAGACTGTGTAGAAGAAGTAGCAGACTGGAATGAACACCCAGATGCATTTACCAAACGCATGCTTGAACGGCGTGCCCAACAACAACAGGAGAGTGAAGTATGAGCGACAAAGAACGGCAAGGAACAATCTTAGAAACCGTGACGACGGAAGGAGGCACCGTCTACGAACTGCGACAGGATGGACACTACTGCAAACTCTACACTGTAGGAGAGCACGGCTACTTCTGTGGCTACGTCAGTAACCCTGAGTACATGCAAGACGCCATCGACAACCACGAGGAGGAGATGAGAATCATGCTCGCTGAAGCACGAGAAGAGTTTGGAATCTAACTGACAACCAACAACCAACAACCAACAACCAACAAAGAGAGGCAACCAATGTTCAATCACAACACACAAATCAACCGAGCCGGGGCAGCAATGACCCGAGCATTCCAACAAGCAGCCGAGGAGCTTATCCGTCAGCGAAACAGCAACGACTGCTGGGACCTAAAGCAACTCGGGGTCAAGCGAAAGACCTTCAAGGGTGTGAAGCTTCATCGAGTCCTTCTATGCAAGGGCTTCAACCAACCCCGCATCGCCGTAAGCAATGGCAGTATTGCATTCGACTTGGTAGGCAGCGAGCAGCATGACGCTTGGCTCGACACCAACCACGATGTCAATGCTTGCACCGGGCCAAGCTGGGAGAAGCAAGAGGTAGGCATCAACCCTGAAGTCTTCGACCAAAGCGGCTGGCTTGTCCAGAAGCTGCACCACGAGAAGGCAGGGGTGAATGCCGTGCTGCTCAACGCTGCACTCAAGTGGGTAGGCGACGGACCTGTCTCAATCACTCAGAAGCCAACCGAGCCACTCGGACCCATCCTTGTGCAGAACACGGAGAAGCTTGTGTCGGTGGTAGTGATGCCAGTCCGACTCACCTAAACACTAACGACCTGGACACGTCATCAAACTGTCCACCCACCAACCAACTGACAACCTATGGAGGCAACCATGTCACAACGAATCAATCAAGCAGACCTATACGCCGTGCTCGCACGAATCAATCACGCCACAGGAAACAAGGAGGAGGCATGGACCAAGCAGGCAGACGGCACCCACAAAGCTAACGTCGGCACCTATGTTCTTGACTGGGCCTATGGCGGAGTTCGTCTATCCCAACTGACCAATGCCGGGGGAGGCGAGCGCGACATCACAGGCCGGGCAACCAAGCGCGAAACCTACCACAGAATGCACGCCTTTCTTAGCGGGCTCGAAGGAGGTAGGTGATGGGTTTTCTCGACAGGGAGTTCAACCCCACCTACAAGACGCGGTGGCTGCCATCCAAGAAAGTGCTGAAGCCAGGACAGAAAACCTATCGAGTGAAGGAGAGAGAGGATCACTACGAGCAGACTTGCGACCAAATGGACAGGCTTAGTGAGCTATTACAAGAGCCACCCTCATTGAGTGATGGGGGGTTCAAACCATGACAAAGGTGTACCTTGTACGATTCAACGTAGGAGTGGAGACCTATGCAAAGGTCTGTCACTGGCTGCCTGGAGGTGGATATGCCAGGACGATTGGCGACATGCTTCTGAAGTTCATGGTCGATCTCTACCAGGGAGAAACAAAGCCCCGCTTTACCAGCCCAACCATCTTGGCAACAAGGTGGGTGGTGTGGTCATGCCAACAGCAGAACAAGAGGCATCCACTAAGGGTAGAGAACATCGGTGTAGTCTCAAACGAACGCTATGTTTTTGCGGACTATGTGTTCGACATCAACTGCGATCAACTGGGGCCACTAACCAACCTGCCAGACATCAGATGCACCCGCGTCAATCACAACGGAGGAGAGAACAAACCAGTAAAACTTCAACCATTTAGCATGTACCGACAACTCATGCTGGAGGAGAAAACAGAACCAATGATCATTGAAGACAGCATGCTGTGACATATCGTGACAGCTAAACATAAACAACGTGGTTACTATGTAGCTACGGAGGCAACAACTATGGGACATTCAATCCCCGACCAAGACATGACCGATGCGCTCATCGTAGCACTCGGTAAACTTATCAACAACAAGACGTTCAAGACCGCTCGTCAAAAGCTGGAGCCTGGTTCATACGATGTGCCAGTGTTGGTCCACGGAACCTTACAGGTTGACGTGGCAGAGGACTACAGTCGCAAGGGAACAAGCCGTATCCCTTACACCGTCGTCATTGCATTGCTTCTCAAGCATGCTGGCTACACCAAGAAGTCCTCAGTGCGGACGCTGACAAAGGTGTTTCGTGAAGCTCACGAGATGGACAAGGACGCAGCCAAGCTTCTCATGCAGGAGTACGGACTCACTGAAGCCTTGACTACAGTGCAGAAGATTGTGGCTGACTCGCTTCCACCTATCCACGCCAAGGGTGTGGTCAAGGTTCAGAGCGAAGGCTTGGTAATCGAGCAGCGTGAGTTGACTCGCTCCGAGGCTGAAGCCCTGTTCCCTGCCGCAGCGGTGGCAGAGGATCGCAAGCTCAAGCCACGCAAAGAAGAAGAAGGAGGTGAGTGATGACTGCTAAGCAAGCAATTGACCGGCTCAAGGCTGCCGGTATTGACGTTAGAACTGCTCCCGCCACGGAGGTGGTTGAAAAACTGACCGAGCTTGCTACCGAGCTTCGGTGGTCTAACCCGGCCGAAAGGGCCAACAACATGCTGGCGCACCTTCAAGGGTTGACCGCCATCTTAGAAGGAGGTGAGTGATGGAATATGAATACAAACCTGGAGAGTTCTTTAGATTCGAAAGCGAACAAGAGAAGAAAGAGTTTCAGGAGGAGGCCGACGACCGAGCCGTCCCCCTTGCTCAAGTCATTCAAGAGAACATCGACGAACAAAACCATGTCGGCGGTGCCGAGGATGGACAATGGATGCGGGACAACGATCCCGACTGGAGGTACGGATGAGCGCCAAAGGATGTAAAGGCAGAGGCGGTAACGCTAATGGCAAGAAGAACGAGGGCCGCCGTCACGGTGGCGGTGGAAGTGGTAAAGGCAAGCGCCGTCGCGCTTCTGCCTCGCGCGTAGAGAAGGCTCACGAAACCGTTGAGCGTCGAGCGGGAAAGAAAGAAGCCACGGAGTATGACCCCGACTCCATCATGGGAATCATGGAAAACATAAAGAGTCTGGCCGACCAGATCAAAGGAGGTGAATAATGGGAGAAAAGAAGATTAGCGAAGAGATGATCCGCAAGATCATGACCGATGGCATCACGATGAAATGGGCTGATGGTAGAGAGAAGACCATTAGGATCACGGCAAAAGAAGCGGAACAACTCCGCCAAGGAGAAACGGTCCAACTCCACAAACGTCCTCTTATGGGAGGTGAGTGATGAGGTACGTTGAAAAAAGGTGCTGCGATTGCGGCACGGTAATGAGAATAGACACCGCAGCATGGAAGGGGGATGTGTCCCGCATCATGTATGAAGCTATTAGTTGCGATGCTTGTTGCGCTAAGGACGAAGCCGACGAGGGGGAATGGGACGATGACGACGACAGCGCGTGGCGTTCTGAACAACCCTTGCGCGTAGCTGAAGGGTGGGTGGAGTGATGAGATTCTATATGGTTGATTTAGCCGATTCAGGCATTGATCAGATTCCAAAAGAACACACCTACTGTTTCACGAACCTTGTAAAAGCGAGAAGGTTTGCCGAAGCTAAATACAAGGAAGGAGTGGAGTGGTCGGAGCGCGATGCTTGTTACCATCTTATGATTTCCCTTAACAGGGTTGACCTACCGAAGATGTCCAGCAAGAAGAAAGTGTTGGCTGTTGCTGGCTTTGGCTGGTGCAGGTACAGCACCGAGCTTCAAAGGTGGAACACATCATTCGACAGTGACGGACGCCCAAAAGGATTTGAGGACACACCCTGCTACGGTGCCCCCGGCAACGCCCCTTACGCTGGAGGCGAAGCGCCCTCTTCCCTGGATTGGCGTCAAACTCCGACCTTATCGGAATGGCGCGACAGCCAAGGAGGTGAGTGATGAAGTTCTACGCAGTTCTGTACAAATACGATGGCCTGGACAGTGAAGAAACCTTTGCTGAATGGTTTACCACTAAGACAGAAGCCATTGCCAGGGCAAAGGAAATCAGCATCGACCCCGATGATGTCCTCTATTGTGGTGTCAACGTATTCAAGGCTGAAGTGCCAACCACAAAGAAAGCTTTGCTGGAATGGTTGAACGATTGCCATGGAGTTCAGACCGTGCCGGGGTGCCACCAAATCTGGGAACAACCAAGTGACGGCAAATGGGGGAGTGAGAACTACAAAGATGTCTTTGGAGGAGTGAGTGATGGATGACTCATACGAGTACGTCAGGCTTGACGATGAGTTCTGCGATCCTTTCAGGGAGCCCACTATCATTCGCCTGCTTTCGCACGCAACCGATGGACTCTGCTTCAAGCTCGGCAAACCAGAGTCGCGGGGGGAGGAACAAACGCATCCAATCATCCGGGCTTTTGTCGAGGTGGCTTCCAGCGATTCCACTTATTGCTTTCCTCCAAACAGTCCCAAGATGTCTATAAATGGGTTCATCGCAATGTCCAGGTTCGTAGAGAACATGGTCCAACTTGAGACAGAACGGATCATCAAAGCCGGGAAAAATGCTACGCACGTTTCTGCAAGGAAGCTTTACTATGCACAGATCAATGCTCTAAATCGCCACCAAGACAGAATCAGAATCACTACGGGTGAGCTTCTACGTTTGCGTGACGAGCTTGAGAATGGCTTTTGTCACGGCGATTCTTGGGAAGAGCGAGTTTCTCAAGGAGGTGAGTGATGAAGAGAAGCAAATGGATTGAGACCGAGGTCGAGGAGGGGGGCAAGGTGTTCTTGCTCCCCGTTCGATGTCGTCTTGAAGTCAAGGACAATTACGTCCGAACAACAGTGCAAAGCAGGGATGCAAATACCGGCAAGTGGAATACCAAGATGCATTCAGAACCTATGCACATACCAAATACAAATACAATATCAATGGATGCATTGAACGAAATGGCTCAGAAGTTTGCTGACAAACTCATCGAGTCTACTGAAACTTCATTGCACCCTGACTGGGAGGTAGAGCATGGGCGAGCAATTTAATCTTGAAGACATCAACAGCATCGGACTAAACAATCATCAGTGGATGATGGTCATCCAAGGACTGCAACGGAACCTTTTGTATTCGAGGAACTCAATCGCGAAACACCGCGAGCTATACTCGGTTGACGCAGATCCAAAAAACACACGAGCAATAGCCGCCTACAGGGAGGACATCGAGAAGCATCAGGATATGCTGAAGTTCATTAGACAAAAGATTTTTACTAATGACGAGCGGAAAAATGTTCCCGACTTTTGAACGACAACCTATAGATGTTAGCGCGGTATCTGCTGCACACAAAGAGGCGACCAAGGCGCTTAGGAAGGCAAGGGCTTCCGGCTCTACAGGACTTGAGGCCGCTGTCATTGCTCAACGAGAGAAGAACAACACCTACAAAAAACTAACGGGGACTGACCTCCCCGGTTTCAAAACGGAGGCAACTATGGAACCACTATCTAACTACGACGCTGTCGGTCTGGCCGAGGGCTTTGTCGAGGGAACTGATGACCAACGCATCCAAGCGTGGCAGCAACTCATTGACACTGGCCTGGTCTGGCAGCTTCAGGGCGGCTTCGGGCGGACAGCAATGAGTCTGATTGAATCAGGCATCTGCTCACCACCCAAACCAATCCCCGCACCTTAGCGGTTGCGTGCCCACCCAGTACCCCTGGACTCCTGTGTTCTGGCCTTCGCATAACGCTCAAGGATACGGACAGCCGCAGACCTGGCCTTCTTTGCACTCGACAAGTCGAGCGTCTTGAGGTCTGTAAAGTTTGCAGCCTTACCTCTCCGGCTCTTTCTGCAATCCCTATAGGCGAGAGCATCCTCGGACGATGACAGAAGAACACGAAACAAAGGGCCGTCTTGGTTGTACAGCATGTCAGACAGAGACCTTGTCTGTTCTGGGAGAGTCATCAAGTCTTCAAGAACCTCTTGGTCAACGTCATCCCAGTCAAGCACTTCATCTATGAGTGACTCAGACAATCTCCTCCAACCAGACTTGATGGGCCATGGCCGCTTAGGGACCACGGATAGATAACAGTTGATGGACGACTTCTGAGTTAGCCCACAAAACTCCCTAAGAGTTCTGGTTATCTCCGCCCTTGTGAAACCATCGAGTCGCATCTCTCGTACAATCTCTTGATGTTCACCTTTCCAAAGACGACTACGCATGAAACGATCCACAATAAGAACCGCAGAATCCAGAGCAATCAATGTCGCTGATGGAAGCGAAGTACCCGCAGCACCCTGGCATTATGGTGCCGTCCAAGCATGGCTTGCCTGGCGCAAGGTGCAGCAAGAAATGGGAGACAGCATCTTGCTCAAGGACTTCTCCGCTGACTGTAGCAGTACGATGGTGCGCGTTGTCGCGCTTCTGTCTGGTCTCAACAAAGGCTCGGGATCATTTAATGCCGTGCATAAGTGGTGCATTGAAATCTCAGCCTCTTGGAAAGAGCGGGGTGTGCCTTACGAGATGTGGTTGCTGGCACGACCGGATGGAACGATTGGAGCGAAAGCAAGAAAAACTACTGGCAACAAAGCCAAGACTGTATAATGTATGCATACACAAGGAGGAAACTAAAAAGCACCATGACGAACTCTTTGCCTGTTCACCCACATGTGTTCTGGGCACCAACGACAACCTTTAAAATCCCCACCAACAACTTCAAAATATGCTGGAAACGGGGGCCCAGACGGGAAGCAATGGGGGCAGACCCGATCAATAACCTTGGCGACATAACTACTAACGATAACCCTATCGCCTATACAAAGACTCTTTGGAAGCGGATTGCCGCTATCAGCACGAGGAAACAAGGAAACAACCATGATAAGAACTACACCTAAACCAAAAGAAACACACGCCCAGAAATTCTACAGGCTTTCCAAATGCAAATCAATGGCAGAGTTTGCACGCAAGACAAGCTTCCACCCAGTGACAATAAGAACATATCTCCTTCCATCCGATAGGAAAAGCTGGAGACCAACACCTATCCCTGCTTTGCATAACTGGGCACAAGCCCTCAAGGAAGGCGGCGGGCCATCAATCGCTATTGGTCTTTGGCCTGACGGGGAAGTGACCTTTGAAGTCGAGCAAGAATAAGAGACCAAAGTATTGGTCAAACTGGAGAGAGGACTCAAAGCTATCGAGCATAGTGGCTTCCTATGAGATCTTCATAGGGGATAGACTGTCTGTTGTATCGTTCACTAATACAGGCGCACCCATAATGGAGATAGTCTCGCCAAAAAGATCACTAAGAAAAAAAGCAAAAAAAGCAGGGATGATTTATGGGCGATGGCCAACAGAAAACGGTGGAGAACGGCGCGGGTGGATACCTGGCCGACCTGATGAGCCGTTAGAAACAAACCCTTATTTAATTGAAAAGCGTTGATGAGTAGTAAAAGTCGGTTAGACTTAAACCTGTCAGGTGTTGGTTGCCTCCAACCACGACGTTGCGACCCCGGTAGTGTCGGTCCCTATCGGGGTCGCTTTACGTCCAGCTAAGACTGTTGAGAATATCCATCGGCGGCCCAGCCGCCCCCTTTGAGTGAGAAGCTTGTCCGCGATACCATCTTATTGGTCCGCTTAGACTGGCACTTTGGACACACCTGGGCTTTGTCGCGCTCCGCTTGGGACAAGAGCTTATCGAACTGAGCAGCGCAGTTGTCACAACGATATTCAAAGATGGGCATTTTAGTACCAGGTTGGTTGACTGTCCTCATCATCAAGGTCTTTCCTTATACGCTTAACCTGTGTGAATTCAACGGGCCTCACTACCTGCCGAGTCTTGTCCTCAAACTTCTGGTTACTCGCATTCCAATCCACATGCACAGTGCCGGTCGCTCCGTTGCGATGCTTGGATATAATAATCTCAGCGTCTGAGGGGTCAGCCCTTTCATCGTAGTAACTGTGCCTATAAAGGAACATCACCACGTCTGCGTCTTGTTCCAGTGAGCCAGAACCTCTTAGGTCTGACAGCATGGGCCGCTTGTTGGTGCGCTGCTCGCAGCCACGGTTGAGTTGGGCAAGGCAGAGGATAGGCACATCCAAATCTCTTGACAGCACCTTTAATGCACTGGACACCTGTGAAACACTTTGCTCCATACTCTCCGCTTTTGGCGGTCGAATAAGTTGCAGGTAGTCCACCACGATCAAACCAAGATCGGGCTGCCTTGACTTAAGGCGGCGTGCTTGTGCAGATATTTTTGCAATACTGATCCCAGCCTTATCTGAAACATACAAGGGAGAATCGTGAAGGAACTCAAGCGCTGACGTTTCAAGCCGGTCCCAATCTTTAGAGCTAAGGTCTCCCGTCTTTATGTTCCAAGCGTTTACCTTGGCAAGTGAAGAAGCCATTCGGTCAGTCAGTTGATCCGCGCTCATCTCTAAAGAAAAGAAAGCCACAGGTACTCGTGCCTCTAAAGCAGCAACCGCAAGGTTTAAAGACATGGCTGTCTTGCCCATGGAGGGTCGAGCAGCCAGCAGCGTTAGGCCAGGGTGAAGACCACTTAGCACATTGTCCAATGCCACAAGGCCCGTAGACAGGGCAGTCACAGAGCCGCTGGCCTTTAGCGCAGCGAGCCTCTCCCAGCGATCCTGGGCCCGCTCAACGAGTTGAGGGCCCTCATGCCAGTCGTCTCCACGTTGTCTGCCAGCAATGTCTAGTAGGTCCTTCTGGCCTTGTTCAATAAGCTCATCAATCTCTAAGCTTCCATCAGTAGCGCAAGCCTGTAGGTGTGAAGAGGCTAAGACCATCCGTCTACGGATAGCCTTCTCCCTCATGTTTTTAGCGTGGTAAGAAACCGAGTCGAGCACAGGGCAACAGTCAGGTAGGCTCGTGATGTATGCGAGTTCGTTATATTTAGATGCTGAGTTTGTGTTTACGAGGTGCTCACAAACCATCAAGATATCAACGTGTTTGCCACTGTGAACCCACGAGCGAATCAAGCGATAAAGGTTTTTGTGTTTGTTGCTATAGAAATCGTCTGGTTCAATCTCACCAGCAACGTCATTCAATAGTGTGGAGTCTGATAGTAAACCTCCGAGAACAACTTTTTCGCTTTGGATACTGTTAGGAAACTGCTTGTTGGTCATCGGTGGTTGCCTCTACTAATGATTTTGTTTTGAGTGTTGCTCTGAAGCTCAGTCCGAACCTCTGATAGAAATTGATCGCGCACAACTTGTTGCTGTTTTCCGGGCCGGAGGGTTCCTAAAAATCTCCAACCCCCCACTGAGTCAACAGCCTCACCCATTGCGTCATGCACCCTTCGTATACTGTGAAGCGATGTTGGCTGAGAAGGATAAGCCCCAACCAAGAACAGCAGGTGCTCCCACAGAGCCTCGTACTTAGGCTCAAACGATTGCTTCTTAGGTGGAATGAATACCCATTCATTTCCATCCCACCGTTCACCGGCAAGCGTCACGTTGCGATCCACCTTCTCCCTATTAAGAAGATTGGCGATGTCCATGTATCCCTGCTGTCGCCAGCTATCGACCAAGAAGTCACCGTCTGGAAACTCAAATGCCATTCGGACAACAAGGATAAGATCCTGAGCGGTATGGCCCCCAACCAAAGCGGCCCGTAACACACGCTCTCTACCCTTCGTTAGCTTGTTGTGGCGATGGGTCCTTCGGTATTGAGCTAACTCCCAGACATCAAACACAGTTCGGATCTCTACAACAAATCGTTCAGCACGTTTTGGGACGATGACAGCAGCAGGTTGGGACGCAAAAAGAACCAGGCTTTCTGTGATTACAGTGGTTTGCGTATCCTCAACAGCGATAGTTTGGGACGGCGCAGTATCTGTGTTGGGACATTTTAGTTTAAATCGCTCCAGTATCGAGCGTGTTTTTCTTTCGGTGAGGCCCCATCGACTCATTAGTTTTCGGCGCGGCGGCACACTTCCCATTTCAATCTCAAGAAAACCAATATCAATTTCGGCCAACTCTATTGGCCATGGTTTCTTTACGGCCTGCCTAACCCGCCTCCACGCATCAGCGGTTATTAATAATCCGGTCGGTCCACTGTCTTTATTCATCTTGCCATCGGTCCTTTCCACTTCTACTGATTCATAGCGAAAACTGTTTGACTGTCAATGCCTGTGACAAATCATGACAATTCGTTTTGCAAATTTCTAAGGCCCCACATTGCGATACACGCCGCGTCAGCAATGCCGTCGTGAGCTTTGCGTTTTCTGCCTGGTGATAAATCCAGTTTGGGTAGCCGCTGTTTACAAAGATAAATGGCGCGGCCCTTTCCTGAGCCGGGGACATCTCGGAGCACTGACTTTTGCCAGGTCTTAGGATGCACCACCGAACAGGGGATGGCTAATGTCCCTATTACACCAAGCCACAAGCCGTACCCCATCCCAAGCGAAAACATTGAAGTCCCGCCCTGTGACGGCATGGCCTGCTGCTTTTCTATACATACAAGACGCACTTCTTGTAGCGCATGAAGCTCAGTTAAATGATTCCCCATGGCGACCGCGTCATATTCTCGTCGGCTACCTTTCCCAATCGGAACTGTGAACCGCTCCTTGGTAAGCACCACACTCCTTATGATTCCGTGTTCGTCCATGGCGACAACCGCGCCGTCTTTCCCTGGGTCAATTGCTACTACTAAACTCATTTTCTGCCTCCAATATCTCGGGTACAAGATCGTCAAACATAAGAGCACCAGGCTTTACGCCAAGCCTTTTCGACAACCGTTCAAGACGAGCCTTTCTTGGGGCAACACGGCCAGACATATACCGCTTCAAAAGCGAGTAGTCTATGCCTGTTTCCCTGGAAAACTGCCTGAACCCGCAGCCGTAAGCTTGGATTAGGTAGTGAAGGTTCTGACCAAATATTCGATAGGGCTCGTTCATTGTTTCTACTATATAGTATTGGGGGCAAAATGCACACCCACCCTTGACAGGGCGCATGAAATGCGCCAAGTTCTTTTGGAGGCGGTCAGTTTATGGCTCGTCATTACATTATGCTAATCCAAGGAGAGCACCCGTGTCTATTTTACCAGAAGTTCCTGAGACTCTAATGAAGGAAAGCAATTCAAGAAAGCTTACAGACCCAAGCGTTTTGATTGCCACGGCTAACCGCATGCTTTCCAAGGTCACAGTTGAGGGTAATGCAGAGCATCGGACCCGTAGCTTGATCGCTCGCTGGCACGTATCAAACCTTCTCAGCGCTATTGATGAGGCCACTTGGTTTAATATGGTATCGGCAACGCTTGACGGACAGAAGAAAACTTTAAACAACATGCAGTCAAACGGCGACTGGCAGCCCTGCGGTTTCGAGGCTGAGATCCGCGAGCACGAAGGAGATGCCGTCTTGATGCTCGGTGTTGAATGGACAGATGAAAACGGGGGGGAAGATGTTGTCTATCAGAACGGTGCCCCTGTTGTAAACGTTAACGTCACTACAAAAAGCGAATCGAGCGGCGACAACGCAATGACTCTTGAGATCTTAAAGATGCTGGCCGCAGGCCAAGTCAATGCTAACGAAGCCATTTCACGCTTAGAGGGCGTTCTCTCGTCAGCAGATGAGGAAGAAGTCATTAAGGAAGCAGAGCCTACAGCCAAACCTAAGACAGCAACCACTAACAAAAAGCGCTCAATCGGAAAACGACCTACGAACTGATCGGCGCTCATCAGGATGAATCCTTTGGACCGACCCATCGGCACTAAGAAGCCCTGCAAGTTCGAGGTTTTTACCTCGTTCCAGGGCGACCTTTGGTTTATCTCCAGAGTCCACCGCTTTTTTGGCATACTTGGCGGCTCTTGCGATTCCTTGATGACTAATTTTATTTTTCATAAAAACATTATACCCCACGGAGTACAACTTGACTAAACCTGAAGGCTGGCACGAGGCAAGAATGTCTGGTTTGGGGGGCTCCGACATTGCGGCAGTCCTCGGATTATCTAAATGGACCAGTCCCATTGACGTGTGGAATCAGAAGCGAGGGCTTGTTGAGCCACTTGATGAAACCAACCCAATGAGGCGAGGCCGTTTGTTAGAACCTGCTATTGCTGAATGGTATGCAGAAGAAACTGGTCTTGATGTTTTGAACGGTGAAGAGATGCCCATCGTTGGGCCAAAGCCATTTATGCTTGCAAGTCCTGATAGGTACGTCAGTGTTAACGGAGCCCGATTCGGGTTGGAGATTAAAACAGCGCGTAGCGCTGACGGCTGGGGAGACTCCCTTAGCGCTGGCGTGCCTGTCTATTATGCAACCCAGGCTGCTTGGTACATGGCTTGTACTGGTATTGACCGATGGGACTTTGCTGTTCTGTTCTTGGTCAACGATGAGTTCCGTCGTTACACGCTTTTTCGGGACAAGAAGACAGAGAAGAAGCTTGTAAAGAAATGTGGTGACTGGTGGGAGAAACACGTTTTACTTGGAGAGCCACCACCCATCGACGGATCATCGGCTGCTGACAAATATTTACAAGACAAGTTTAGCAATCCAAGTGATGAGTACCGTTCTCCAGACATAGAGGAGGAAGCTTTGATCTTTGATCTGGATGACATCCAAACGGAAATCAAGTCTTTGAAAGAAAAAGAATCGCTTTTAAAGAACAAAATTAAAGAACGTATAGGCAAAAACGCGGGCTTTCGTGGGGTGTTCGGAACCGTATCTTGGAAGCTTAGCAAGGGCCGGTCAAGCCTCAACTCCAAAGCTCTTAAGGAAAAACACCCAGACATAGCAAAAGCTTTTACTAGAACGTCTGAACCTGCAAGGATTTTAAGAATGAACATTCAACACAAGAGAGGCAACTAATGGCTAAAAACGAAATCGCTCAGAAACCAGTAACTAAGATGGACAAATTTAAAGATCTCATCAACGGTAAGATGAAGTCGCAAGTGGCAGCCATCTTACCGAAACACCTTACTCCTGAACGCCTGTGCAAGGTCATGATTGTTGAGGCAAGCAGAACTCCTAAGCTATTGGAATGCACAACCATTTCCGTGGCAGAGTCTATTATGCTGTCCGCTCAACTCGGGCTGGAGCCAGGCGGCACACTGGGCCACATCTACTTCATCCCATACGGAAACAAGTGTACGCCTATCATTGGCTACAAGGGATACCTTGAGCTTGCGAGACGTAGTGGACAAGTTGCTCGTCTTGATGCTCGTGTCGTCTACGAGGGAGAAAAGTTTGAGGTAACCGCTGGGCTGCATCCCAACATTGAACACGGTGTTCGTGGCGATGTAGACAGGTCTGACGACAAGATTATTGCCGCATACTCCGTTGCCGTACTCAAAGACGGCTCATGCTACTTCGAGGTTCTCTGGAAGGTAGACATCGACAAGGTGCGTCGTCGTTCTAAAGCAGGACGTAGCGGCCCATGGGTAGATGACTATTCCCGCATGGCTCGCAAGAGCGCTATCCGGGCGCTGTTTAATGGCGGCACCGTACCGATGTCGTTTGAGCTTGCAACGGCTGTTTCCGCAGACGGCGACGATCCTCACGCAAAAATGCCACCTATTGACATCACTCCGTGGGAAGACGATAGCAAACCCAAAGAGACTAACGGGATGAGCGACCTTGGCGCGGCACTTGCGTGAGGCCGGTCAAGCGAATCTGCTTTGAATGTGACCACCGCTATACGGGCGACGAACGTTGCCCTAAGTGCGGTTACTTTTCAGGCGAGCCAATCCCCAAAGTACATATAAGAATTCTTTTTAGGACTTCTTCTTAGGCGTCTTCTTCAGCGCTTTCTTCTGCCGGAGCCTCTTCTTCTGCCGGAGCCTCTTCTTCAGCGGGAGACGCTGGAGCAGGAGCCTCTGCCTCTTCAGCAGGGGCGACCTCGTCTGGGCCCATAAGTTGACAGGTGCCCAACGTCGTCGTCACAACGAGCGCTCCGCCGACCATGACTACTTTAAGGTTGAGACTTTTCCAAAATGCTTTTAGCTTTTCCATTTCTACCACTCCGTAATAAGGGTGTATGTGAAGGTAGGAGCCCAGTTAGGGTGAAAAGAGATTTGCTTTCGGCAGAGCGTAATTAGCTCATCGAAGTCAGATTCTCGCTTGAAAACTTGGCATCCAGCGGACCACTTATCCACATTTGAGGAGTTCGCCCCAGCTTTGTGGAGATTACAGCCGAAGAATCCCTCTTGGATGGTGCTTGGGTCCATGTCTACGACATCATCCCGGTTACCATCTCGGTATACTTTGATCGGCCCGTTCCGCTGACAGAGAGCGGTGTATTTTCCCCGATGCAGATCCAGTTTGTATGCGCTGCGGTACTGACCTTCTGCAATAATAGCCGTCCCGGCTTCTGTTCCATACTTTGTTGGATTCTCTAAACAGAAAGTGCCGGGGTCTGTAGTTGCGGCCCAGTATTTGATGACAAAGGGGCCATCGAGGTGCTCCCGATAGGCGCAACACAATAGATCATCGAACTTATTCGGCTTGGGATTAGCAGATCGGATTCCGATGATGTTCAAGTCATAGGGACTTGACCCATCGAAGACTTTATGCCCAAGAGCTTTGACCTGTAGCAGCAGAGGGGGGAGCATGTCGCTCATTATTTGGTTGCCCCCTGCCAGGTTTTGAGAGAGGAGTAGCACGATCTAATCTTCTCATCATAGGCATCCTTAGCAGGAGGCTCTTTCTTCTTAATTCCGAGCCGGACCACAGTCACGCAAGATTGGTTCACTTTTACCGTTTCGGTTGAATGCTGACGATACAAAGGAGTTGTTGTGTTCATTTCTTCAGCGAATCGATCAGATCACAAACGATATCGACAGCAAACCCGATGATCTTCTCTTCCTGCCGCTCATTGAGAATCGGCATGTTGACATGCTCATTCACAAACTTGACCACCCAGTCACGTTTTTTTTTGCCTGACTTTGGCTTAGGGAAGAGATCCTCTGCCATGAGGATTGCTTGATGAAGGATTTTGCCACGGTTGATTTTGTGTTTTGCCATTTTTAACTCAGTTGAATCCGGTAAATTGCGTCGTTGGTTGGGCTTGTGGTGCCAGCAGTCCCACCCCCATCTGTAACACATGCAGCCTTGATGCCTGCCGCGAAGGCTGCGCCGCTTGGACATGAATAGACCCGAAGCGCAGACGCGGGGCATTTAAAGGTGAAGTGTGGGTCGGTGGTCCCGACAGTAACGGAGCCCGTGGTGTCCCACAGTTTTACAAAAACGGCTGCTGTGTTTGCAGTGTTATCGATTTCGACCTTGAAAATCTTGCCGGAACTGCCCGTCAAAACGTCAACGGTACTGGTGGCGTCTGTTTGAACACAATAAACGCTTCCAACATCAGCAACAATGTTTGAAATACTAAGAGCCATAATTACCTCACAACCGCATGTAATTGCACAGTAACGGCTGGGCCGGTTGTTCCTGATGTTCCATCTTCTTGAACAGCAGCATAGCTGAAGTTGGTAAACTCAAGGCCCTCGATAATCGTCCATGAGACGGCCTCTGTTAGCTTGAAAATACAATCAGGAGCAGTGGTGCCTACAGTTGGGTTCGCGTTGTCATAGAGCTTTAAATAGGTAGTGCCGGACGGCACTTCCATAAACATCGTATAGATGGTGGCCGAACCACCAAAGACATCATCTATAGCAGTTTCGTCAACATCAGAATCTGTTAGTATAAAATCGGTCTTGGTAACTGAGGTTTTACCAGTGAAAACTGCCATTGTTTACCTACTTCTTTTGCAGATAGTTTAGCAGTATTTCGTTTTTTAGCAAACCATCCATTTCCACATCCTACTCTTGCCTACACTGACCTAACTCAGTCAGGAGCAGGCCGTAGCTTTCAATCATCCCCTTCCAGGCGGCAAGGGCTTCACGGGCGCGTTCTTCCGCATCATCACAGGTCTGCTCAACAACAGGAGCAGGAGCACTTCCACCCATCTGAAGACCGCCTATGCCACCTCCTCCTAGGATCACTACGAGGTATACCCAAGGCGGCACGCTTGCTAAGGGGTTTGGCGAGCCCTCACTCATCCCATGAAATGCAGGAAAACAGGAACGAAGACAACCAATGAGCCAATGATGGCTTGGTTACGATCCATGTGGCTGCGCAACAAACGAATATCCTTTTCCACCTGCGCCATGCGATGCTCAGAAACCCTCATCCGATTACCCAGCACAGCAACTTCAGTGGAAAGCTCGATCATCTTATTCTCTTTTTCCGCAGCCATAACGCCTCCCGTGTCTTCTTATAGCTACGCGCCGTCTGCCCCGCCAGCCCCCGCGACATACTCAACGGGGAAAAGGTCATCAAAGGAGCATTCAGTTTTTCCGTTTACGCTCAGCGGTATAGACATAACTTTTATGTTGAAAGCTACAGTATGGGCGGCGGTATTAGCTCCTGTTCTGTTTATCCACAGAGTCCAATAAATATCGTTATCAGACGAAATGTCGCCCTGAGCGTTAGTCTGGTGTAAATTCCAAGCCAGACTTTTTCCGTAGACCAAAGTTTGGTCATCATCAGCAGTTGTTTTATGCCCAACGGCATGCCCGCCCGCAAGCCTGTCGTTGCTCGTATTGATACAGCCGTGCCATCCTCTGATCCTTACATTTGAGCCAGCGCCAGAAGCAGAGGGCTTGATGTTTGCGTGCGCAGTTGCCTGTGTGGTGTCACTCTGGCATGGATACATTCGCCAATCGCCTGCGCTTTCATAAACGCCCACTCCGGTAGCTGGAAAAAGATCGCTGGTCACGCCGGTTGTGTAATCGTCATTGGCAGGTCTTTCGGACAAACCGAATGAAATGTTCAAGTCATTGACCGCAATAGGAGAACCGTCCGTTCCGATGGGGTTTCCATCTGCCTTCCACGGGTCTTGCATTCCGCCTGTTGCTGACTGGGATAGAGGTAAATCCACCAAAAAAAGATGACAGTAAGGAGAAGACATCTTGGTAACAGGTCGGCCAAAGATGTCTGTAACAGGCCAACTAAAACGAATAGCCATTTTCAGGTCAGTGCGTTCAGTGACTGGATCTCCAACTACTTTGATAACGCTGTACTGCGGGTAATCCGCACCACCAGAAGAGGTGTCTGGGTCGGTGCTGTCAATCCCAGTATTTATTCCAAAGTTATTGCTACCATCGGTTGTACCTGTAGTAGAAGCCGAGGCTCCTCCAAGGTACAGCCTTTTCCATAGGCCATGCGTTCCCGACAGCCCTGAAGGGTTAGCCACTGCCGTGCTGACAACAGAATTCGGTCCTGTCTTTCGGTCACGACGCCCCATCAGGCCGTAATCCGATTTACAAAACCATGAATCATGACAACGTTTGCGGAGCTTGCAAATGCCTTGATGTACAGTTCGTTTTGCATAAGAAGCCCCGGCACAACCGGCACTAAACCGGACTCGCCTGGGATTGTTACTTCAATATTTCCGTCTGGCGCGGTGGTTTCTCCCCACTCAATCGTCAACTTGACATCAGCGGAAGAAGAGTTCACAGCCCAAAGCCAAACCTCATCAATGTCAGAGGTTCCAGCCACGCCACGGTGAACAACATACCCTGCATCGGTGTTAACCGATGTGGCTGTATCCGTTAGCTTGATTCCTTTGCCCTGGGTGCAACCGCTAAGAAGCACTTTACTCATTGTAGCCATTTAATATTCCTATGAAAAAACTTGCATGTGAAGGATAAGATCTATGTCGTTTGATGCAGAACCGCCTGCCGACACCCAACTTAAGGTTCCAGCATTATCTGACTGGAGAACCAGATTGCTGCCAGGCAGCGCCGCAGGCCATGTATAGGTATGGTTCGTCCCGATGCTGGCCGCTGCTTTGTGGCCCACGAAGTTCGTACCGTTGTCCGAATCTTCATTCAAAAGAAGAGTCGCCGCTGATGTGGATGAGCCATAGACTCTAAGGCCGCCCGTCCCCTTGGGTTTCATAGAGATAGTGATGTTAGCGCTATCACCAAGAGCGCTAATCGCCGGGGCTGTACCGCTGGCTGCGTTCTGAACCTCAAGATAGTTTACCGCACTGCCCACCTCGCAGAACTTCAACAACGCGGTGCCGCTGCTATCCACAACGGCCTTTCCGTCAGCCACTTCGATGTCACCAGCCACTTCGATGTCACCAGTCACAACGATGTCACCGTCTGATTCAACCGTGAACTTGGTTCCAAGCGTTCCGTTTTCGGTAAGCTGCACGTCGAGCTTGGCGTCTTGGGTAGAAGCAGTTGCAGTGAATGCAGCCTCTTTAGAAATCAAGAACTTTGCAGCATCAACAGCAGTGCCACCCGTGTCCTCAAGGTCAAACTGAAGACTGACCTTTCCGGTCGTATCGTTAGCGTCCGACTCGTTTGTGAGCTTCAAAGCAACGAACTCTCCGTCAGTATCCTTGGTGACATGAAGTTGTGTTGCAGGGGTCGTTGTACCAATACCGACCCTATTATTGACCTCATCGACCGACAGTGTGCCGCCATCGATCTCCAGATCAGTTCCAACTATTCTCTGATTACCAAATCGGTTGTAGAATCCGCCCATTAATCCGCCCTTGCAACCCAGTTAAGTCTAGCTTTCTTCAATGTTACGGTTCCAGTGTCAACCTTAATGAACAAGTAGCACTTACCAGCCGTTGTCTGGGCCGCTGGGGATCGGACCCAGACCTCCATAGCAATAGCTGTGCTCAAGAGGCTTGTGTCCGTTAGTCCCGCATTGAGCGCTACAGACTGTGCTTCAGCCGTCATCGGATCATCACCAGTAGAGTCCCAAGTCAGAAAGCAAGACACAGTGGTTGGCGAACCACCCGTCACGTCTAACTGAAGCTCAAGATGAGACAGGTAGCACGCTTGGGGCATTTCCCTGGAGTTTGCATCGGCGGTTGAATCTTCATGAAGAAGAATCGCCCTACCGACAGCATACGATGTGACGTTTGAAGCTACGTCAGCGTCGTTGACAATAAAACCTTGATCAGCCATCACGGCCTCCTAGTTAGAAGAGGACGGATCAGGTAGACGGGTTGACGACATCTACGATAAACATGTCCGAGCGACAGGAGTTACCAGCATTTGCCACGCTCCAGTCAGCAGAGCACTGAAGGAAGTTGGCCGCAGTCACATCGATTGCAAACTCGGCTTTGAGCAACCATTTTGGAGCAGTTGCTACGGCGTCAGGGTCTTGATAAGAAATCATTGCGACAGCGGTGGTGGCTGTGCGGACCTGAATCATTGCGTGCAAAGCGAAAACATCGTTGTTTACAGCGTCAGGAGACGTTGAAGTAAATACCGCCTCATTAGAAGCAGTGGTCGCGCTCGTGCCAAGACGCAGGAAAATGGTCAGGGTATCAGTGCTGTTGGTTGCAGTAGCGATGCCTTGAGCCCAACACCGGATAGTCGATCCAGCAACAAGAGTGTTTGCCGGAATAGTATAAGAAGACAGCGCGGTTTCGGTGGTGCTGTTTGTGTGGGCAGTGCCTGCTGCAACCTGAGCATGAGCCTGACCACCGACGTGCATTTTGCTGCCGCTAGGTCCGCCATGGTCTACGAACATGGAGATTCCATGCTCAAGGGAGTTGCCGTTAGTGAGTTCTACAATCTGGGACATTTTGTTTCTCCTAAAAAAGAGTCGGGTTGGGATTGGGAAAATGGTAACACGGGAGAGCGCATTTAGTCACTACCTTCTGGTTGATAGCGATCTGATATATCAAGTGGTCGGTCACGGGTCTTGGCCTCCAACTCTCCAACAGCGCCCTGGAACGCCCGCTGGGTTCGGTAATAATGCATTAGTATTGCTGCGTCTTCAGTAGGCATTTGTTGTACGCCGAACAGGATTGACTTCCATCCTTCATCAACGCCAATCCGGGGCCTCGCACCACGGATCGGCTCTCCTTCTGGACCTTGTTGAAAATCAATGTCGCCGGTCTCAGGGTCAATTTGAAATCCTAACGCATTCATAGCCTTATCGAAATCTTCACCCTCCCCAAGGCGTTTATCGTCAACAAGCTTGCCTCTCTTTTCAATCCTCACAAGATGTTTGTAATATTTGAGATCGGCATCAAGCAATTGCGGAATAATCATACCAGCGCGACCAAATCTATTAAGACTGTCAATCATGCGTCCAGCAGGCGCAACGCCGACCGTTCCTTCTTTAAAGCCTTTGATCGGTTGGCTTCTGAGGGCAAGGCCAATCGGGGAGTAGTCAATCACCTCTCCAACATCGCCCATCCAACTAGTCCCAGGGGTGTCTTCACGCATTGGCATCACGGGTACTGGGCCATGCCAGATGTTCTGTAGAAGATACCAGTTCATTGTTTCTGCGGCTTCCCAGACGTGGGTCTGACCAGGAAACTCTTGCTCTTCGAATTCTTTAATTGGGCGAACTCTTCCCCCGACCCCCCTTAGCATCATGCCTCCAGTGGTCAGAATATCGTGCTGAGCCCAGAACGTGGGAATGCGCTCTTCCCTCATTTTAGTCCCTCTAAAGAAAGACTTTTGAATAGTCATGGCCATTGGAGCCTGAATCCAGGGGTTAAGCCTGGACATAAATCTCAACTGATTCTTCATTCTTTTCTGTCGTAGAATCACATTATCTGTTGGCAGAAAACTTCCAACAAACGAAAAGAAATCAAGCTGACCCTTTATCGCTTCCATCGCTGGAAGAATAGGCGCATTGTATCTGTTCATCTGGACCATACGATTAGCAGAGTTTCTTACGAACATGAGACCCAATCGCCCAACACTATAGTCGCTTTCGATTAAGGTTTCGTCACCATCTAAAAACACCCTATTAACACCGCGAGCAAGGCGGAACTGACCCATTATCCTGTGAGGGTTAGTGAGAAATGTGTCCCAAAACAAATCAAGGTTCTTTCTCTGAAAAGAGTAGAAAATAAAAATCTGCCGCATGTACTTCTTTTCGAAAGGAGTAAGATCCGAATAATCAAAAAGAGCACTCCTTGCCGATTTCGCCGCATCAGCAGGAGAGAGCCCCCTGCCAATACCTTCCGTAAACAACGCCACTCGATGGTAGTTATCAATGAACGTCGCAAAGTTAATTAACTGTTCATGATAAAATCTTAGAGACCGAACGGGACCAGGAAGCTCCACCCCTGCAAGGCCAGGATAATCTACTTCTTTATATGGCAGCTTCTCATACTCTGTTTCCCCCGTCATTTTCTCCCAAAAAGACGGCTCGTTTTTCTTAAGATCAGCGGCAATGGACCGCGCTGTTTCCATTGATAAGAATGAGCCAGACAAACCATGCTCGTGGCAAGACTTGGTAATGGCCTCCCTTGACCAAACTGTACCATCAGGCGTTACAATTGGTTTTATTTTTGAAAACCGCATTGTCGGAGTCCGCCCCCACAAAGCGGCGGAAACTTCAAGGGCGATACGAGGATGGCTCATTGAGGAGAAATACCCTCGCATGCCCACTTTTTGATACACTTGAAGCTGCGCTCCAAAAGCATTCGCTACATAATAGGGCAGGTTGACCATGAAAATACCTGACGTAAGCCCCATTTTGGTCATGCGGTATGACCAACTAAACGTGTTCATGGTGAAGTTCATGAGATCTGCTGAATTAATATAGTCTTTACGGAGCCGATCCTTCGCTCTCTTGGCTTTGTTCAACAAGCCTGGTAGAGCTTCAGCTTCAGGAAGATGCCCGCTTTCGGTTTTCAGCCTCGATCTCCCGGCTCTTGCAGAGGCTGTTCCAGCAACACGGTCAACCGCGTCGTTTATTTCATCCAAAAACAATTTTGGCGTGAGGGCCTCGGAGCCGTCCGAAAATCTGGTAAGCTCCCAGTTCTCAATATTAGCCCCGTATTTCATGCCCCACTTTTCAATAAGGTCTTGAGCAACAGTATATGCTTCAAGATCATCAACTACGACTTTTGTTACTACGTCACCCATAGTAGCTTGAGTTCGTCTATAGCCCCCTTCCTTTGAAAGGCGCTTCCTGGCTTGTTTGCTAAGTAGCCCAGCGCCCGGCCCGCTTCCCTGTAGCTTGCCGCCTCCTTCAGCTAAAAACCTAGGACCTTCAAGCCTTGATTGAAGACCTTCATGAAGAAGCGAACCGCTCTCATCAACAAGATGGCCAACCCCACCAAACTTCATTTCATCATTAAGATACAGCCTGACTCTCTCCGCGAACGCTCTTTTTTCAGCGATGCTTCGGATCGTGGACGGCGCAAGATCTTCAACCTTCACAGCCATTCCCATGTCAGTCATGTCATTAATCAAGCCCTTAAAAATACTTTGGGCTCTTAATCTAATAATGGTTTCCAACATCGCATGGGCAAGGTTGTATCGACCTGGATACTTGAGCGCAGTGCCGGTAGAATATCCTTTGTTTGCAAAGATTCTAAGAACCTCGCCCCACTCTCCACGGTAGAAGAGATTGTAGAACCTGATAGCATCGCCCCGTTCTGTAAAAGAGCCGTCTTTACGATTGAAGATCTTTCGCGCAGCCTCTGGTGAACCGGCCATTCCAACAATAATAGTTTCGACAGCGTCATCAGCCATGTGAAGTCGGCGGGATATGCCCTCTCCGAGAACTAAATAAGCTTCTGCAATAGCCTCGCGCATCAAAGGATCTTTTATTTCAACCTTGCCGTTTCTGAGCACAGTGCGTTCTGGTTCAGTTCTCTTGATAAGATCAATTTCACGTAGAAGTTCAATGGCTTTTCGTTCTGTGGGCAACATCAATCGGTTGTCCGCAAATGCTATCTGGATGTCATCAAGCCTTTCAACAACGACATCAAAAGATATGCCTCTCTGTGAATCGAAATATACCTCGACGTTATTCAAGGTCCTATATGATTGGTTGCTAATAGGTTGTTCAAGAACCTCTTTTAGCCCTTCAAGGGTTTCCCAAACGCCCGAGGCCATGCGACCTTCTTTCAGTGATTTCTGAACCCGCCTAATCCAGTTCGGAATATCGTCGATTTGACGAGACCTGCGCATGAAAAGCTCTTTTACAATAGGGCTTACAACCTCAGTGTCTACGCTCGTTTCTTTTCCGGTCTTTGATTTTCTAACATGAGCAAGCGGTGCTCTTGTTTTGAATTGCTTTTTAAGAGAGCGAACTATGCTGTCACCGCCAAGCGCTTTAAAACCTCTAGAACTCAAAACATTCTGTACAGCAGCATACCCAAGAGATTTCGGAACCTTTTTCATTTCCTTGGTCAAGCCAGTCCCGACCCCTACTACATGATCCCGAAGCATTTCACGTGTAATAAAATCGTAGTGAGCTTCAGGAAGAACACTTAAGTCTCCGTGTGGCCCAAGGTACTCACCAAGAACCGTTCTGACTGGATCTTTAGTTCTTGGATCAGCATAAAGCTCAAGAAGCAAAGATTTTAAGTTGACTTGTTGAAGCTCGGTAAGTTCAAAGACAGTTATTTCAACAGGAACTTCTCTGCCATCAGGAAGAATCTCAGTAGCGACCTCCCATTCTGGCATGCCGTCCTCTCCGATTATTTCGTCTCCAAACCGATCCAACTTTGCCCGTTCTTTTGGAACCTTTTTCATTTGCTTTTTTAAAGCATGCGGGTCACCGAACACCGAATAGGTTCGAAGCTGCACCTCTTCAAGATACCTGGGAAGCATACGCGCAGGAACAATGCTTCTTGTTGAAAAGCTCAACCAGTTGTTCGTATATTTTGTGCGAGACATCTCTCTTGAGACGTATTCAACCGCCTTCTGCATTGTCTTGAAGGTGTCCACCTCCGTGACATCATCGCCAAGCTCAAGGGCATGGCGAATACGGCCCTCATCCAAATCAATACGAGTAGCCTCTTTTGAGCGACCACCTTTCGCTACTACCTCTGTTTCAAGAACACTCTCTTTTAATGATACGCGAGGAATCGACTTAAACTCAGCCGAGTCGCTTACGTCAAACATCGCTTCTTTCTTTGCATCGTTAAGGACGCCAAGCCACTCATCAAAATACCTACGCACCGCAGGGTTGGTCCGGTCTGCTCTGTGCCTTATGCGCCGCCAAAACACGGCCAACTTATCTTTAATGCCGTGAAAGGCCATATCAACTTGCGGATCATCCACATTCCTAGAATGCCAAAAGTCAACAAATGCGTCACTAACTTCTGCTCTGCCGCGACCAGTAAGCGTAGTGACTCCGTTTTCTCCAACGATACTGTCAAACTTATTGGTGAAAACCTCCATCATTTCAGGAAATTCTTCGGCCATTAAATACAGGAGAGCGTTGCTGTTCTCTTTGAAAAGAACAGATGCGTCCCCCTTATTAAACAAGTCTGACAAGTCGCGACCAGCGCTAATCAATATATTTAAAGGAGTTGAAGGCGGCCCACCTTCTCGCATATACAAGGCACCCTTAGACATTTCTGTTGGTAGCGGGCGTCCCTCAAAAGGAGCGGTGCCGCCAAAGCGGCCCTCTTTAAACGAGCTATGAAGATCACGGAAGCCAGCACCAAACAATCCGCTGACTAATCGGCTATGGCGACCTGTAAGATCGGCCTGAACACGAGGGTCTTTGATCTCAGGGAATGTGGCTTCTAAAGACTTAATGATTGACTTAAGGGCCGCTGGCCGCACGGCTGGAAGCATAGTGCTCCCAGGCTGAACGATCACGTGAGGATCAAGATAGCCTCGCCATTCGTCCCAAACCAGGTGTTGCCTTGTTGCTACGTTGCCAAGCACATCGCGTTCTTGAACGTCTCTGGCCATGCTTTCAAGCACTTCTTTATAGTCAGGAGACATGACTTCAACATGCTTAGTTCCGCCTTTCCCTCTCGATAAGTCTCTTATGAATTTATCAATAATCGGGTGATCTGAGCCAAACATTTTCTCGGCTGATTCAATGTGCTCGTGAGCTTTAATTGCGTTCTCAAGCTTCCCAACTCTGTCAGCACGCTGTTTAGGAGTGAGCTTTGTATTAGCTTTTACATCAGCCATAATCTGACGAACTTTTTTAGAATCAATGTTCTTTGTTGGGAAAGCTTTCCTATATTCTGGAACGCCTACAGGATGTACTTGCAGTTTTTGTGGCGCTGTGATTTCAGCGCGAAGCTGGTCTCGCCAAAACGTGTAGCCAGGATTCGACTTATCAGCCTCAAGGAATTGCTCGAAAGACACGCTGTCACGAAACTTTCGTTGATCGTTTAATATCTGTTTAGCCCTGGCTTTAATAGTCTTAATGCCGGGAGCCTTGTTCGTTTTTGACTCTCTAATAAGCTGAGATTCAGCAACTTCTTCAAGGTGTTTTTTGGCGGCTTCGCTTTTAATTGTGCGCCAATCATCGTACCAGCCCCTGGCTTTATCTTTCCAACGGTCTTCTTTTAGAAGTTTTTTTCCTATCAACCCGATCATGTGGATGTCAAGAGCACCAATCGTAGCCGCTATTGGGTTCTGCCAATAGATTCCGAATGCACTAATCTTGGTAGCCATACCAGGCACCATGCTCGACACCCTGTCTGAGAATGCGTCCCATGTTTCATCTGGATAGCGCTCAAAGAATGATTGTTTAAGATCGCCTCTTTGTACTTTAACAAAATCCTCGTACATCATATCGTACATTTCGAGCAGCTTAACTGTGTCTGCTGGGCTGGAAAGGACGATGTCTCCGGTAAGAGCAATAACATCAGTAGATGAAACCGAGTTCAGAACGGCCCTGTGAGCCATGTCTGCCGCTTCCATCTCTTTGATAGCCTTTTTAAGCTGCGATTTTGCACGCCGACGTTTAGCCGCATCCTTGATTTTTGGGATTCGAGATTCAATCTTCTCGACTTGTCTCTTGAACTTCGTATAGCGACCAAGAGCTTTCCTTGCCTTTCCTGCAATCTTATTGGCGTTTAACGGTGCAATATCAACGGACTGCACTTCAATCAACGGGCCGCCAGGTTTTGTCCAGTCACGAATCTCAATTATCGGCAGAACATTGGTCTCAACGTCAAGAAGGATTTGTTTTTTCCCAAACCGATCCTTAAGAGCTTTTGTTCCAATAGTTATAGAGAAGCCAAGAATATGGTTCGCTTCATTGCGAGTTAAGGGGGAGCCCTTGTTTATCGATGCTGCACGAGCCCGACCCACCATGTCTGCCAGGTCCCGCATGCTTCTTGGTCTTGCTACGGCAGCAAACATCTGATTGTCTAATAGATTTGTTTGCATCGATAAGAACGCAAACACATACTGTGACGCAACGTCCATTAAATGGACTTCCATTTGTTGGGCCCACTCAGCACGAGCTTCATTGTTTATAAAACGATTTTCCGAGAAGAAGTCTTCGATATTTGGTCGTTTAGCCTCAAGGCCATAGCCGCTGTGAAGCTTGTCGTACATCTCCTCGACCATTGCTGTGTAGGCTTCTTTGTACTGTTCAATGATTTCATCAAAGTTGCCGAGGGTGTCGGGCTTTCCAAAAAGACCTTCACCAACATCTGACCACCATTTTCCAGCAGCCTCGTCGGTAATCATCTCAATCGGGCGTCTCGCTAAATACTGAACGTCCGCAAAGCTAAACACTCCCTCTTTTCCGCCAGGAATCAACACCTTCATCCCTTGCTCTCCACCAAAACCAGTGGCCTTAAGCATTGGATATACTGGGCCAGAAACTTCCGAACGCTCGATCCTTGTGCCTTCTGGTGTTTCTACGATGCGCTCTACGGTGAACTTTGTATCCGTGGAAATGTCCTCAAGAGGAGAAGCGCTACCCATCCTCTGCTTTAAAATTTCTGCTTGGTAAGAAGTAATCTCAGAGTTGAAAACCCTTTGCTTAAGACCCGAGTCTACTTCAAAGTCCACAACAGCATGCGGCGTTCCGCCAATCTTCTCAGATGAAAGATCGAACTCTGCTGCTAACTCTTCTGAGAAGTGCCCTGAATCAAGAGCATCGCGCTCATTGAGAACTTGGCGAATGTCTGGCCCAAGCCTGTCAACGGCTCCATCAATATCCAAAAGATCAGAAGAACCTGTAGGTCCTGCCGCAACTTTTGTTGTTGGTTCTGCTACTCCCTGAGACTCTCTAAGGGCTTCAATGCGGCGATTTACAGTGTTTAGTCTACGCTCATATAGGCGCTTTGTCCCGACCGCCGTGGCCTTGCTCAGACTCTCTTCGGCCTTTGCTGCACGCTCGATTAAGATTTGCATCTCGATTGATTCTGGTGCCTTGGCGGCCCTTTTAACAGGCTCCTCCATGAGCGAGATAAACTCAGTCAAGGGTCGTGAAGCAAGCTCTTCAAGTGGCGCATCGAGCAGTTCATCCGTCACGCGGATCAACTCGGTCAAGGCGTTGTGGTCTTTCTTTGCAACACCGAGCAGGTCTGCGATCTTTTCGACGAAGACATTCCACATCGACTTGTCTTCAACCTTAATGGTCATCAAATAGTCTTGGAACGTTTTGTTTGTCAGGCCATAAGCAACGAACTCTTTCACATTTCCAGTCGCGCTTATGAGAACTTCTTCAGTAGCGGCGTCAAGGATTTTCTCTTTTTGGGCTTTCTTCGCAATCTTGATAACGTCATTTACGAGGGCATAAAGTTCATTACTGGCGCTCTGGAGCTTGGTCCCTTTGTTAGCAGGGAGATTGCCATCAGAAAGCCGCCTCACGGTGGCTGCATGTACCAACTCGTGCAGTGCGGTTTCAGCCGTCGTTCCAGAGAAAGCCTCATTCCCGCGAAGGAACACATCATTAAAAGCGTCACCAGCAGGCGACCAATTTAGACCCCTGGTAACTACACGCAACCGAGATTCGTGTGCGGAAATTAAGGCTAATTTATAGGCAACTTCATTTGGTAACGTACCTTTTTTCTCCATGTCGTATACAGCTTTTGGTATATCCTCGGAGCCATCAATTACATGCACCTCGGTATCGCCTAAGTGAGGCTTGATACGCTCAGCAATACGTTGGTGTACAGGATTGTCTGCATTTTCAGCAATAAACTCAGCAAGCTCAGTGCCCGTTTTTGCCTGACGCATAGCAGCGTTGGCTTCTCCGAGAGTCAGTTCACCTAGCCCCACATCGGTTGGGACGTTTGATTTTTCGGAGTCTACATCAGTAGGCCCTTGTTCCTCTCCCAGTGAGCGTCCCCGTACTTCTTCACCCACTCCGGGCCCTTCGACTTCAATATCTCCGCCATCCAATACTCCTTCGACTCTTGGGGGGTCAGCGAGTTCTCTAGCTCTATCGCTCGCTCCCCCGAACTCTGTTGTAAAATCTTCAGTTTTTCGATACTCAAAGCGCCTGTATCTGGATCTGATTGTGCCACGGTCGCCTCCTTGGTAGGACATGATAACAATGTCCGGCCTGCCCATACTATCATAGTCCCAGCCGTCCGGCGCATACTCATCAACAAACTTGAGGCGGGCAACCTCTACAAACCCGAACCTTGAATAATACTCTGGAAGAAAATCATCGTAGCAGTCTAACGTTAGTGCGTCGAGTTCTTCGATAGCTTTAAAAACCCCGAACTTACCCATGCCCGGTACAGGGTTGGTGCTAAATACATTTTGAAGATCACCAGCAGGATCGACCATAAAGCCAACCGTTTCGTCTGGCGACAGGAAGACCCGTGCGGCCTGGTATTCTTCGGGAGTCTTTGGTGAGAGGTTTACACCTCGTTCACTTTTGGCCTTCGCTTTTTCAAACGCCTCATAGTCCGTTGTTTCTTCAAGGACAATAGCCTGCTTGGGGGCAGGAGCCTTCTCCGCCATCCGAAGCTCAGCGGGAGGTAGTTCTTCCTCCATCCTCAACAGGTCTTGGGCAACCTCGACCTCATCAAGATCTGGGATGTATTGCCCGTCAAGCCCGGCTCGTTGTCTTGACAAGGCGCTGAACACCCCCTCGTCTGCCATTCGCACCTGGAACCTCGTAGCTCTGCGCAGCGCAACCTCACGGCGAGAAGCCATGCCCGCAGCCTTATCGTCAAACAGCCGATCAACAAGATCCGAAAGCGCGGGATGGAAGTCAGTTCTCGCTCTGGGGGCACGCCTATACCAGGAGCTAAACCAGTTAGACATGCGCTCCATCAGGTTGTTAAAAATGCGGAGCAAATCACCAGCGCCGCGTTGTGTTGCCACAACATTAGGAAGACGATGCGTGATTACGAACTCAGCGAAGTTCTCAGCAAACCATTCATTGAACTGAATGTCGGTCATTGTTTGGAAGTTTCGCGTGTATGGCGTATCTCTGAACAAGCCAAAGTCGTCCAACTCATCCCTGAAAGCTTTCGAGAGAATCGCGATTTCACTGTCAGCCAAAAACGACATCGCAACACCGTGACCAAGCTCGTGAAGAAACTGGTAGGTGCGAGGGCCGACACGATCAGAGCCTCTCTTATAGGAGTCCAGCGCGTGCTCAAATTGAGATACGAGTTGCTCAGTTTTTTCAGCGGAAAACACCTCGCCCTCTTGTCGCTTCTTCCAAGTCTCAGCGTCTACATATCTCTCCGACAACTCACGAGCGGTATAGGTTTTGCCGGTTTTTGGGTTCTTCCTGTCTGACAAGAACCGAATAGCAACGGATCGAAAACCTTGATTATCATCCCTCTTATAGCGAATGGCTTCGAAAATCTCATCGAGGTTTGCGCCGATGAAGACAGAGCTTTCCGCTGCTTTCATCGTTCCGATCTCGTCGGCATAACCAAAAAAATCAACAGAACTAATCAGCCGATCAACCGCGCCGCCTTCTGTTAGAAGCTCTGTAGTCCTCGCAGAAGCACCTTGTGCAATACCGGCAATCTGATCATTAAGGCGTATGTCTCTCAACACCCTTTCTGGAAGGGACATAACCAGCGCTTCAAGGACCGCCGCTTGGTCTACCTCAAGAAACCCTTTCTCAGCAAGAGCCCTGATAGACTGAGCAATCTGAGCGCGTCCAGCATTAGCCTGGGCGGCAGAAACTTTTGCTTCTCCAGCATCATCCAATGTCTCGCGGGCTCGCCTTACTCGCTCGGAAACATCTTCAAGAACATTATCGAAAAGCTTTCGAACTGAATCAAGAGTGGCTTCGTCTGAGAACCGGGCCAACATATTGTCTTCTGCCCGAGAAAGTAGTTCTACAAAGTCATCAAACTTTGATTGAGCGGTAGCAGGCATGTCAGCAAATTCTTTCGCAAGACGATGTGAAATCTCTCCAAGAAGATCGCCACCAACGTCGCTCTTGGACGATACGCGACCAATAAGAGTCACAAGCAGATCCATGCTTATACTTCTGAGTGCTGCTTTATCTCCAACAGCATTGACGATTTCAAACTGAGCAGCATCGCTTAAGGCGTTGAGTTGTGCCTCATCCGATAAATCGACATCAACGGTCCTAAGCTCATCAGCAGGAATAGAATCAACAAGCGCTTGTTTGGCTGAGTCAACCTCGCCTGCGCGTGATCCAATCGTCATGCTCGGTGGCTCTACAGATCGGCCCGATTTAATGTCATTAAGCAATGATTCCATGTAGGTCTCAATTGCTTTACTCCCCTCTTCGAGGCCCCTGACCCGCGCAAGACCAACAGCATGGGTTTCAATCATTGCCATTAGAGAATCGACAACGTCAATGCCTTCAAGAGACTTGTAGTTCAGGGGATTTCTTTCATTGGCTGCTTCAAGCTCATCTCTAAGGCGAGAGTATGAGGCTGATTCCCGAATACCTTTTGTGTAATCGTCCACGCTATCAAGGCGTGCTGCTGCTTCTGAAAGAAACTTAGCAGTCCTCATCTTCGAGGAGTCTTTAAGAACGCGATTCACATCTTCAGCAGCGATGCCACCGCGCCGCATGACCTCAAACACATTAGAACGAAATTTTGGACCAAACCCCTCAAGCGGGTTGCGGCCTTGTAGTAGGTTCTTATTGAAAAGTTCACCGGCCATCATGCTTGTTAAATCGTGCATGCCCCCGAACTTTTTGGTTAGAGGTGCCGGACCCATGCCTGGCATGGCATTTCTCCAACCCATAAAACCTCGTTGCCGACTTTTGGCTTCTCGCATCCTTTTTTTGGCCAGGCTTAGCTCAGGGTCACCGAAAATGACTTCCCTCAAATCTCTTCGACCCAGCCTTTCTACAGTATCGGCTCGACGTTTTGCTGCTCCAGTCGTTGCCGTGTCTACTGCTTTTTGGTAATCCGCAATGTCTTCAACGGGCGCAACTTTCTTCCACAGACTCCCGAACCCATAAATGCCGTCTGCCAAATACGCGGCCCGCATTGTGTCGAGGGCAATCGGTGCGCCAGGCATGTCTTTGTAAATCTTCCTTAGACGGGATGTGCCTACAAAAGGTCGAGCCAATGTTGCTAAACCCATCTCCTCCATAGGGGTCACAAGATCGAAAAACAGACCCCCGGATATTGCGGCTTTATAAAAGCTGCTGTTTTTGTCATAGCCTAAACCAAGCGCCGTTTCTCCAAACCTATCCGTCCACCCAGCAGCACCACCATGCTCCATACCGGACCACATATCGTTGATGCTGCCACGGTCGCTAGCGCGGCCATCCCAATCCCACGCGCCGAACTGATCTCCAATAGCCATGATCGGATCAGATATGACATCCATGGCTATCTCAGAAATAGGGCCAGCAAAAAACTCACCCCCAACCCGCAAGAAGGTGCCCGCACCATTTTCATCTATGGTAACAGTTGTTCCATCTTCGAGATAACGAGAGTCGGTCATCGCGTTACCAAGCGTCTGGATCGCGAAATCGCCAGGCTTTCTGTCTTCTGGGCCGTACATCGCTTCTCTGGCTTCTGTCCAAGTTTCGATGGTTTTACGAATGCCTTCGTAGCCCCCCATTTTTTTAAAAACGCCAGAGCCTATTTTGCCTGGTAGGGTGTAAAGCTTTTGGCGATTAAGCTGGCTCTCAATGGTTTCCCAGCCATCGTCGGAGTAAACGTACTCCTCAAGGTACACACCCTCTTCCTCGGCCCTTTCTTTGGCCCCTTGGATGATTCTATAGATCGCAGGATGTAAATACAGAACATCTGGATGTTCCAGATAGATGCTGACCGCTTGAGGCGGCTGCACTGGGTAGTTCTGAACTTTCAGAAACTCGTCCTTAAACTCAGAGAATGACGGAACGTCTAACAGGTAATCGTTGACTCGTATGTCATCACGAGACTTACTCAAAAACATTTTTGTAAACTCGGCCTTCCGCACTGACGGGTCGTCTGAGATAAGTTCTTCGTTGTCAAAAAACTTTTTAAAATCCTCTGCAACTTCACTGCCCCACAAAGCTGTGTTTTTCTGGCCAAAATCAGAACCAGGCACATCGATACCTAGAGCATCTCCAATACGCACAGGCAATTGCGCTGCCGTGCTGCCTATCTGGACTACAGTCTGCGCAGATGTTTTAAACGCTATGCCTGCACCGCTAAAATCGATCTCTGGGCCATAGGGATTTACTGCTTTAAAAACAGGATTGGCGAACATAGCCGTGTTGCCCCACCAACTATCCTGCATGTGGCCCGCCCTGGTCGCCCACGGGTCTTCACCCAATTCATTTTCACTAACAGTTCTGAGCCTTCTGTCCGGCCATAAATCACTGGGGATATGCTGAATTATTCTGTTCAGCCTTTTGGTAATCTCTTCGCCATCACGCCCAGAGTCAAGCATTTCTTGCCTGACCCGCCAAATATCAATCGCTGCTTTTACCCGTTCAGCGACCTGACTATTTGTTGGATATGTATCGATGTCATTCCAGTCTTCTTCACCGCTACGTTTGGCACCGCCTCTCTTCTTCCATTCAGAAACCCAGTCAGAAGGCTGTGCGATCCAAGTGCTTTCTATAGAGCCCACTTCCTTGGATCGTTTTGCCTCCTTAAGAAAAGCATCTCTCTGCTGAACATATTGGCCAAGCACATCTATAAATGAAGCGGTGCCCAACGCAATGTTTTTTTGCTGTTCCAAATGTTCGTTGTAAGTTTTTAATTCTTCTTCACTAGCTTTTCCTAAATGAGCCCGAATCTCAACCGTTTCATACCAGGGCCTAAACTGCCCAGTATCTGGGTGTGCTGCATCTTTGTGTGCTTTTTCTGCCGGATGACCGGGGTAAACGACGCGAGGATTAAACGTCTGATCACGATTTCTCCACCACCTCTGGCCTCGCGATTGGCCATAATACTTTTCAGAAACAGTTTCAGCATCAACATGCCAAGGGTTGACCTTACTGGACGCCCAGGATGCGACTGATCGCACCCCGCTACCAAGAGCGCTCTCGTTAGCTATTTCTCCAAAAGACTGAAATACTCCGGGCCGAAGAGTCATGTTCTCTGCTCTCGTGACTCTATCCACAAGGTCTTGGCCTGAACTCTCGTGTCTAGAAGAAGTGGCTTGGAAAGCTCGGGCTCTAGCCTCATCTTCAGTGAGGCCCTCCGCTTGTTGAAGAGCGTCTTTTACATTGTAAAAGCTCCTGTCTTCAAGACGCTCTTGATACGTTGCCGTTTGAGAATAGGAGCCAGGAACAGGGAACACCGACTCCCTTGGATAAAGCTTTCTGAGAAAAACACGTTCTGCGTTATCCTCTGCCTGGCCTTCTGCTGCCCAAGCTTGCAGTGCGCGATTCGGGCTGCTCGGGTGTTCGCTAATAAGATTCAAGTATTCTATGGATTTCTTATCTCTTTCCTCACCAGTCAACCCTGGGGTGGTTTCGTCAACAAACTGATTGGCCGCCTCAATGTACCTTCTTTGAAGGTCTTCACCATGCACGATGTCAATCGTTGGAGGCTCTCTCTCCATGTAGCCTTCAGGGACCGTTACAAGATCTTCGTATTCGTCATCAATAGACGAGGTGGCTACCCTTACGGGGCCAAGAGGCGGCAGCTTAGCCATAGGTTATGTTCCTTCTGGCATTGAGTTTTGGAGAAGCTCGTCATCCCGAGGAGGTGCTCGATTTTCAAACCAGTCAACCCAGCTTCCCCAAATGCCTTCCCACTCTTTCTGATCCTCCGGTGACAGCTTCTTTAGTTCTTTTCGGAACTCGGCATTTCTCATCAGCCCTATGACCACATCGAACAACTCGTATGAAAACTGAAAACCTTTACTGAGGTGGCTCAAAATCGACTTGGCGTCTGTGCCTCTGGCACGCAGACTATCAATAACCCCCCGCTGCGTAAGTGCTCCACTGTCATCTTTCACGGGTATCCTTTCTGGAAAGTAGCTTGGCGAAGGCGTTTGTATCGGTGGAGGGGCAGGCGGGCGCTTCTTTGCTTGGGGCGGCGGGCGCTTCTTTGCTGGAGGGGTTGCAGGGGCCGGAGCAGCAGGGGGCTCAGTTGGCACTAAAGAATCACCAACATCCTGTAATACCCAATCAATGTACGTATCGTACTGTTCCTGCCATAGCTCTGGCTCTTTATCAGAATCCGCAGTGATTTTTGGTTCACCACCGGGCTTCTTTGTTGGAGGGTCCATCTCGATTTCGCTTGGGTCGATAGACTTAAACTCAAACCCACCTGGTGTAAAATCCTCCCCCACTCCGATTTCGCCAACGACCGATGGAAAATCAGGAAGGTCAGACTCCTCGTCTTCTTCCGGCTCGGGAGGAGGAGAAGGCGCAACATCAAATGTCTCGTCTTCACGAAAGTCCCGACCCAACTTCACCTTATCTGGGGCTCCACGACCTCCAAGATTTGGACCTTTTTCAGATGTTAAGCCTTGAAGAACTAATTCCCTATTGGGTTCTTCACCAGGGGTCCGCAATTCGTAGGTGTAGTCTGGCTCTTTAGGTCTCTGTTCTGGAACCGCTACATCATCTCCAACGTCCTCACTTTCCGGCCTTGCTTCAAGCTTGGCTTCCTTGCTTGCGAGAAAGCGTTCGAAATCTCTAATGCTTTCTTGTTGGGAGTCTGTGGGCTCTGGCACTTCTAGTAAACCTTCAAGCCCTTCCTTTACTTTCTCCACATTGAAATCACGCAAAGACGCATCTGACATAAGCTGTTCTGCCTCTTCACCAAGTTCCTCCCCCTCTGCCTTGCCCTCCTCTTGGCCTATATCACCAGCAGCCTTAAACATGGTCTCCTCTTCATCATCGGTAAGGACAGCAGAGGCTGGTGCCTCAGTTCCAAGACCACGGGAAGCCGGGGGTTCAATGCGGTAAGCTGGGTCGTTCTCAACAAGGAAATCAATCGCTCCAGTGGCTTCACCAGAGAAGGTAAGGTGTTGATTTTGTGCAACAAGCAAAGACTGAAGGGCTGCCTTATTGTCTTCAAGCTCCTGCAAAGCAGCCATAATGGCGTCGTTGTTGTCAAGAAGCTCCCAGTCAGTTCGGGGCCCAGCATCAGACTCCATATCGCGGACTTGTTCTTCAAGAAGTTGAATCTCTTCGCGGGTTGTGGAGATAGTGTCTTCATAAACACTGGCTTTACCAATCGCGCCCGCGTTGAGAGATTGGATGACTAACAACCTTTCGCGGGGACCCATTGCGGACCACTCGGCTGCAACCCCTCTCTCTGAGCCGACGAGAGGCTTCAACTGATCGTTGATTTGGCCGTACAAGTCATGCTGCTGTTCAGCCTTAAGTGCTCGACGCTCCTGCCTGTTAATGTTGGCAACCAAGGCCTCAATCTGTGGGTTTAAAATGTCTAACAACTTTGGGTCGCGGCTTACGCTTTCTTCAAGTTCTTTCAGTTGCCCACGAAGACTCACTGCCGCCGCGTCGGCCTGGGCCATTTCCTGAAGCGCTGAGCCCATCCGATCCCGCGCAAACCCATATTGACCTCGAATAGCCGTTTCATTCAGAACTTGATTCTCAACAAACTCATTCGCGATCTTTCCACGCGCTCCAGAAATCATCATCCGACTTTCTTCTAAAGTCTCACGACGTACATCCTCATCCTCGATTCCCAAGACCTCATCAAGAATGGACTGCACATCTTCGTCAACGTACTCAAACGGTGTCATGCTTTGCGCAAAAGTCTTTCGGCCAAGACGCCTCTCAAGAATGTCGCCCCTCTTGCCTTTCTGGGCTTTACGCTCAGCCATGACCTCTTTGAGGCGTTCCTCGTATTCCTTGATCAATCGATTGGCCTCGTCGGTCGTGACGTTGCTTTCAAGGCCAGGCGCAGGCCCTGTACTCGATGAGGATGATGAGCCGCCTGCACCGCCGAGGGCTGGGATGTCGGCAAGCTCTTCATCGCGGCTTGTTCTTATGGCTCTTAAAGCTTGTCGATGCTCAGCATCGCCATAAAGGCGTAATCGCTCTTCCGAAGACTTAGAACCAAAGCCGCCGAGAACTGGCTCATCCCAAAGTACTTCTCCGACTGGAACTTTATCTGTATAGACAGCGAACTTAAAAGACTCCGCTGCGTCAACCCCGTAATCTTTTCGAATCGCTAAATAAGCCTTAACAAAAAGCGCTCCGTCCTCTTCACCTTTAGAACTTTTATCATTTGGGTTTGCGTTGCCGCTTAAAGTATTCCAATAAGCAACCATGGCTTTCTGGGCGCTACCATTGTTTGTATCAAAGTAATTAGGATTAGCCGCAAACCCAGTTTTTATCCCGGCAAGGAAATTTGTTCCTCCCACTGACATGACACCATCAGCCCGTGCTGCGCGACTTTGACCATCATCCCATGCAGCCTGTTCACCCTCCTCATATTTTGTGTATGTGTCTTGGGTCTCTTTTATTAGTTTAAATTGGCGTGCCTTGGCCGCGCTTTGGTCTTTAGCGCCAACGCTGGATTTTTTAGTCATCGCCTGTCGTTTGGAAATAGACGCTTGCTCTCGGTTCAGCAGGTTGTTCTGCAACTTAGTGATGTTCTGCCGAAGACGAATCTCCTCGTCCTTCAGGCCCCGCTCTGTAGTGGCCTGCTCGTCAAGCTCGAAACGAGCAAGCTCTTGGTTCTTCTTGTTCGTAAGCGCAACGCGCGTGTACATATAGTCTACGAAAAAGTTTGACTGCGGCGTGTAAAACGTTCCGGTTCCGAACATGGGCTGAATAGTTCTGTAAGCCATGGTGTCTCCTTAAACCGCAGCTTGCGTAGTAGCAGCATCAGCGGCGGCCTTAGCTGCGGCTTGAGCCGCTTTTTCAGCCTTAAGCTGAACGTATGCGTAAGCCCTGGCCAGTTCTGTCTGGTCTTTTGCACCAGACGATAGGTTGTAAAACATGTCTTGGTACTGAGGGTCCAGCTTGGCAATGTCGGTAGACATGACCTCGATTCCTCTGTTGACACCAAACTGAGCGGCAACTGGGGCGAGACCTTTTAAGAGACCCTCCACTGCCCGCATTCTTTCAGTTCTGATTTGAGAAACATAGGCCACTGCGGAGTTGTACATGGCCGTCTTTTCTTTTGCAGCTTCAAGCCCAAGTGCGGTAGCGTTCGCCTGAAGCTCGGCTTCTCCCTCTGTCATGGCGCTCATCATTGAATTTCTAATGTCTTGCTGTGTTCCAGCGTCTACATTCTTCGTTGCCGCTGCCATGTCTTCCTGCAACTCACGACCACGTCCGGCCTGAAGATTTAACCGGGAGACGCCTTCTTCCACAAGCTTTTTGCGAACCTGTTCCCCGTACTTCTCTGGAGCATCGCCGCCCCACTCATCCACGGTCTCTTTGGCTAACTTTTGTGCTTCAGTTGGTATGAATGCTGACCCAACCTGGAGGCCGCCTATGATTGCGGCTATCCCTGCTTGCGCACCAATGTCTTTCCATCGATTAGCTGAATCTATCTGCGCAGCAGTCTTAGGCGGACCCTGCTTTGGATCTGGGGTAGTGCCAAGTGTTTGGATTGTGGCGTCTTGTATTGGGAAGGGTACACTTGGGCTTCCACCAGGTGCGCCAAGCGCGGCGTCAACGGACAGCGCCTCGCGGTCCACCGCCGCTTGCTGTTGTTGGTTTGCTTGATATTGCTTAAACTGAGAAGAGCCCATCGGGACGCCGCCAACAGAGAAGAATCCTGCTTGCTGCCCAGGCTCATACAGGCTGGGGTCTTGACCCCTGTACCCAGGTTGCGCTGGTTGCGCTGGTTGCGCTGGCTGTGCAGGATAGAAGCTTAGGTCGTCCTCACCGGGCTGCATATCGAAGTCAGAAATTAGTCGACCCATGGCGTCGTATCGATTCGGCGGGGTTTGAGGTTGAGCCATGATTTCTTCGAATGCTTGGCCTGACCTCTGGGCACGCGCCGCCTGCGCTGCTGCACGTGCCCGTGCGCTTGCTTCATGCATACTCGAAAGTGCCGTCGCGGAGCCGGTGGCTCCGTACCCAGGATCTCCTGGCACGCTTACCCAGCCTCCTTGCATATTATTTCTTTGTGGGTCCCAATAAGGCATATCTCAACTCCATCCAAACTTGTTCATTACAGTTCTGCGATACGGGTCCATCGGCATTCTACCACCGGCTTGCATTGGCATGCTGGATGCCAAGACGCTCATGTCAGACGGGGCTGCTGGCAAGGAAGCGGATCGCATTGTACCGCCTCCTTTTGACGCCGTCGCTGCTGCTGCTTGGGCTGAACGAGAGGCATCCTCTGACATTCTTTCGAGCTTCTTTGCCTGCTTGGCCTTTTCGTTCTCCGCCTTTCGGTCATAGTCGTCCGTAAAAGCGCCAATACCTGCACCAACAAGAAACCCGATGCCAGCGCCAATAGCGGAACCAACAACCCCCCCTGCGGAGCCAACGGTTGCACCAAGCGATGCGTATTGGCCGCCGGTAGAAAGAGCGCTCTTTGCAGACGCGCCTACTTCCTTTTTCCAAGACGCTTTCTTCTCTTCCTCAGAGAGGCCAGTCCCACCGTATGCATCAGCCATTATGGGTTCCCCGAAGAAATGATAAACCAACTAGTCCCGTTCGAGACAATAGTAACCCATGAGTACCTATCACTATAGGTTTTTGTCGTGGCCCCATCAATGGTTTCGGACCCGTTAGCGTCTAAAATCATAGCGTTTGCAGCTAAAAGCTTCTTAAAGCTCAACACCATATTTGTGCATGTTGCCGCTGCCGGAAGCCCAACGGTGACATCACCGCCTGATGTGCCCACCAAGTAAAAGGTTGCTGTCCCAACGGTGACATTGCCATCAGAGGTGATGGACGTGCCTGCGTGCAAGCCTATTCTTTTGAAAGACCAATCGTCGGTAAGATCGGCAGCAGCAGCAGGAATTGCTCCCGACATAGCTATTGGGTTATTCGCTCTTTGCGCTAACGAGTGGTTGCTTTCCAACTGCCTACGAACATCAGTAGCGAGAGCGCCTTTTGGGATAGACCCTTTCATGTGAATAGGAGTCCCACTTCCTCTTGTCGCTGCGGAGATCTCAGCCTGAAGAGTCGTGGACAGGTGCTTCTTTTCAATCGTTTTTGTTGGGATGTCTCTCTTGTTGATGCGTAGCGCCCGCATAGGAGTAGACTCAAGGTCTTCAATAAGCCCCTCTAAATCAGCCGGGTTTGGCCTCCGAACAGAGTGTCGCCCCCTCCATGCCATTTACGTTGCCGAGTTGAAATGCGCATCAACCACGCAAGAACGAGTTCGCACAAAGATATTCTGGGACTGCTCACCAGTTGTTCCTTGTGTATTACATCGAATCCCAACATTGTAAATTCCCGCAGTAAGGTCGAAGACATAGTGTGTAGACATCTGCTTTCCGGTGCTATACGCCCACATTCCAATTGGATTGATAGCATCAAAGTTGATGTTGATTCCTGCATACAGCGAGCGCCTTGTTGCTTCGTATTTGGTTAAAGAAGAACCATCGATCTTCTGAGAATACAGGGCGAAATCAGCAACCTTGTAGTTCGGGTTGTCCATGTTGTAGGGTCTAAAGGCTGCTGCGCTTGTCGTCTGAAATAAATCAGCACCTGTCTCCCATGCTAACCAGCTTGCGGTGTAGACAATGGTTACAGGACGGTACGCCTTAACAATCGTATTCAATCCGTTGACAGGCTCCCAATTGTCATTGCCTGAACCGGAGCCGCCGCTTCGAGACTCTGCATGAAAAACCTCTGCGCCAACTTTTCCTGGGGCATGC